TAATATCTTCAATACGTTCTTCTAAATCAGATACTTCTTCTTCTAAACTATCTATTGTTTCTTCATCCAAATCTTCGTTATCAATTCTGTATTGTAATTTAGATATTTTTTCTTCATAAATTCTAAGATAATTTTCTTGTTCTTTTGTAAGTTTTTCTTCTAATCCATAATCTTCAGGACTATCTCTAACGGGTTCTTCTATATACCATCGTAACCAATTTCTAACTGCATCTGTGTCAAGGTGGTCTTCCCATACCCAACTTGCAAATGCATCATAACCTAATTCATCAATTCTAGATTCAATAGCTTCTCGTGCGTCTTGTTCGATTGTTCTCGAATCAAAAACTATGTATTCATTTTCCATACCCTCTTCTCCTAACCACGTAAATGATTTGCCACCATAATGGTTATAATTGTTAGGATATATATTATATTTGTCTTCCAAAACTATTTCACCGTCTTCTTCAATTTCTTGGGGGTACTTCTTATCTTCTAAGTATTCATATAACGCCTCTGTTTGGTAAGATATTAATTTTCTATTATTTATATTCCAAGCGTCTTCTTTTCTTAATTCATCTAAATAATTGAGTTTTTTTCGTAGTTCTTTTTGTTTTCTAATAATTTCTCTTCTACTTCCATAGTCTCTAATACTTTTAGCTTTATCTTCGTCAAAAACGTCAACGTTGGAATATGATATATCTAAATCTCCATTTATCTTTGATATTAAATTAAGATTTTGAATGTCTCTATTGTAACTGAGATTCAAATTTCCGTCAATTATGATTCTTTTATTTCTATATTGAGGTAATCTGAGAATATTTGAAACATCATAATTTACATACTTCAATAGTTCTATCAATTCACTAGCTGAAATAACTACTTCATCTTGCTCATTTTCTAAAATAATTTTTCTTATAATATTTTTGTAAGACATATTTTTATAAATATTTAAAAAAATAGAATTGATTAATTAAATTATTGATTTAAAGTAGTAATCAAAGATATTTATAATAAACTAAACTAATTAAAAATTTTAGCCATGGCAGGATGTGGATGCAAAAACAACCAAACTCAAACACAGACTCAACAAACTCAAACACAAGCACAACAGTCAACACAAACTGTTAAAAGTGCTGTGACAAAAATTGTTGAAAAGTATTACAGTAAAAAGTAATTAGTATTTAACTTAATTTTTTTTTTACATAAGATTGTAAAAAATAAAAAGGTTAAATATTAAAAATGTCACAAATTGAAATCAACAACCCTTTAGATGGGAAAAGATTATGTAATACTTTAGCAGAAATTGTTGTTAAAAAATTAGAAGAAATAACTCCTAAATGTAAAACTGAAATAACGGTATTTAATCACAGGAGTTTTTTTATTGTTAATGGTTTTACAACATCAACTAAAACAATAAACATTGCCGAAACATTCAAAGATTATTTAAAAAACTTTAATGACAAGTTATTTGAAACTATCAAAGTAATTGATGTTATAAAATTTGTCGATGTTTTAGTAGTAAATCCCCTTAATATAAATTTTAACTACAACAAAAGTTGTGTTAATACTGAAAAAAAACTAACAACATTAGTAGATGATTTTTTTAATAAAGGATTAAAAACTAATTTAAAAATTGATTTAGAAAGTAATGTAATTTTTTATCAATGTTCGGATGATGATTCTTTGTTTATTGAACAAATAAAAACTATTTATCCCGACTTTGAATTGATAAAATATAATTTTGAAAATATCGAATATTGTTCTGATAAAAAATATGGTTTGTCGTTTGGGTCTGAAAAACTATACCATTATTTGGGGGACTACATTTCAAATCACTTATTTAGTAAGTCAATATCTAACAATTTAGAATTTTGTATGTATAGTAATGAAAACTATGAAGATATTAATTCAGAAAACATTATTTTTAAAATAACTAATGGTGACCATATTGTAAAAACAGAATGGTTAGAATCATTAGTTCTTGACGTTTTCCCGTTTGATAAAAATTCATTATTAGATACTTTTTCTGAAGAAAATTTAGAAACAAAAACTGAAGAACTTGATTTAATTAATGAACTTATATTATTCTGACAAATATTTGTTAACTAACTCTAAAGCCTCTGTGATACCTTCATAATCATCATCAGGGGCTAAAAGTTTAACGTTTGAGTAATCTTCTTGATTTTCTTCTAAAGTCATTAACATAAGTGCAGGAACAAACTCATTATTTTTAGCTTCGGCAAACGCTTCATATTCTTCCTCATATTCATGTATATCTCTATCAATATATATTATATTGTTTTTTTCGAACAATTCTTTCAAGTGAACACAATGTGGACAACCTTTCATACTAAATAAAATCACAAGTTTCATATACTATCTATTGTAAAAAATTTATTAAGACCAACTAATAACATATCAATTTTAGATAAGTTATCTGTTAAGATATTTATTTTATAGGTTTTTTCGTTTTTATTTTTTTGAAAATATATTAGAATTTCGTGTTTACTCCATCTAATTGCACCTTCAATATATTGATGTTTTGAATCATACAATGAGTTAGACCATACAAGACTACCTTTCGTTATTAATTGGTTTAACCCATCATTTGTTATATTTTTTGTTTTTACACAATTTGGTCTTAAATTGTTTTTAAACAATGATTCAAAAATATCATAAACATAGTCTGGCACAAATTCTTCTTTTTCCATAATAAGGAATAGTTTTTTATTTATGGAAGTAAATCTTCAAAAAAATTGTTATCTCCAACTGGTAAATAGTCTTGTTCTAAAATTTGGTGTTGCCATGTATTTAATTCTTCAGTTTCATTTTCCCATTTTGGTAAAAGGTTAACTATTTTTGTTTTTGAATTTTCCGCGATTTGGAATGCGGATACTTGTTCAATAACTTTTCCGTTTCTATACTTTTTAACCATAGTAGGTAGTTTTAAAGTTTTCAACTTATAAAGAAGGTTAATATTTGCCAATTGTATATTTGCCACTTCTGAAAATTCTAATGACGGTTGGTAGTTGTATTTAGCTCTTTCTTGAACATTCAATACTTCATCACTTCTGAATTGATATTCAACCGTAATTCTGTCCTCCCCATCTTTAGAGTCTTTTCTAATAGAAAAAATTATGCTGTCAGCTCTTTCAACGTATGTTCTCACGCAATTTTTTTGATGTTGCGATTCTTTTTCATAATCCCAAGATGTTTTTAACAAAACTGGATAATATATTTCACCTTGGTGTGGTATTGGTGATTCTAAACTATCAATGTCTCCGTAGAACCTTTCAATTTCGCCTGTTCTATAAGACTGAATTAATCTACTCCATTCTTCGTGTTCAGCATTAAACTCGTGAATAGAATTAAATTTCATTTTTACATTTTCACCAAGTTTTTTTAATTTTCTTTTGAAATTAATGTGTTCACATAATGTTGAAAACAAGTAATTGTCCATATTTTCACATAACAAAACAATCCTATCTTTTTCTTTATCTGTTAATTCTAAACCTTTAAATAAATAATTATCTTGATGTGGTTGTGTTAGATGATAACAATCAGATGGTGAATCAATATCTTCAGGTTTTAACTGTCTTTTTAATGTTTCCTCAAAAATTTTTACATCCAATTTATTGAATCTATCAATTCCTAAAATTCGATATAAATATACCATTCTTTCAAACTCTAAACACTTAACCTCATTTAGTATTTTTTTGGCTTTACTTCCTTTGATTTTCAATAAACTCATAAATGTATCTACAAGATTCATATTATTTTTTCTTAAATCTTTAATAGATACAAAAGTGCCGGAAAGTTTAATCCATTCGTTTGGTAATTTAACACCTTGTATTAGGTATTTTGTCAAACTATAAAATGAAAAAGCACTATTTGTTTTGAAGTTTTGAGGGTTTTTTAGTTCTAACTTTTCCCAAATTTTCCCTAAAAAGAAATACAGGTAGCTTTGGGCATCAATTGTTTCATGAATTTTTAAAGCATAAATTATATTATACATATTATTACTAGTTGGATTCACTTTCATTGATGTTCCAATTTTCTTTTTGTTTTTACCATTAAAAGTTCCAAGATAGAACAATTTTGTTTTGAAATTGAATGTCAAAAAGTTAGTTTGTTTTCTAACCACAAAATACCGATTAGATAAAATCCTATAACGTACGTAAGACTGAGACTTTAAGGAAATTGAATCTTCGCCTTCTTCAACATATATTCTTTTACGTTGGAAGTGCAGTTCCGCCATTAAATTGCCATAATTTTTTTCGTAGTCCGCCTCATCAAAAGACTGATAATCATCAAAATATTTTAAATTTTTTTTTGTAATAAAGTTATCGAAAAAGTTATCAAAATTATCTATGGGTTCAATCGGACAGTAGTTTTTGAAAACTCTTGTATTGAATGTTTTGATTTCAACAAACTTATGAAATGTTTTACCTTCTACTTGTAGCATAATTACAAATGTATATAATTTCTAAATGAAAAACAACTTAATTTAGAAATACTTTACCCATATGGTGGTGCATAAAAAGTGTGACGTTTTTTTCTATATTTTTTTTGTCAGGTCCTTTTTTTATTTGAAGAATGATTTCAATCATTTGTTTTCTTGTTGGTGCCAATTCTTTTTTATCTTTATCATTTAATTCGCAGACTTTTCTTACTTTTTGAAAAAAAACATCACTGTTGATGTCACCAATAAGTATTTTTAATTGTTCGGGATTTTTGTCAAAAAAATTGACAAGGTTTGCCATATAGATTTCAATATCAACGTTACTCATAAAGACAAAGTTAGTTAAACTTTACTTAATTGTGAAATTTTTAATTAAAAATATGTAATGATGAGTCTTCTCCGATATTTTGTAAACTTTCAGGTAATGCGTCTTTATTACTTCCTTTAAGGTTAATAATTGAAAGTCTTGGTAAATCTGCAATACAATTAGGTAATTTTTGTAACTCTGGATTATCAGGTAAAGACAAGAATTGTAGTTTTTTTAGATTACAAATTGAATCAGGTAACGATATAACACATCCAACTAAGTGAATAGCCGTAAGATTTGTTAATTCACCAATCATTTGTGGAAATTTGAATTTTAATTCTGAGCCTCTAGCTATAATTTCAAGTCTCGTAATGGTTTTAGGTAAACTGTTAATAAATTCTTCGGTTCCATATAGTGCCATAAATTTGGATGCCGGGTCTCTTGGGTAATCAACAGTGGCCTTGTTTTTATCAACACCTTGCAAAATATTTTCCATCATTTCAGGTTTGAAATATGCTTTCAAATCTTCATTATTTTTCAAAAACTCAACAAGGTCAATTTGCCTGTCATCCGCATCCATAAACTGTTTGTCTTGGAAATGGAATTGATATCTGTTTGCCGGTAATCCTGATACATCACCTAATTCTTTACCAAAATTTTTAAATGGAGTTGGCGAATTTGGAATAACAACATACAGTGGCCCTCTTGATAAATAAGATTTCCAATAACTAAGACCAGGTGAAGAGGTACACCATCTTGTTTCACCTTTACTTGGTTCGTTGTGGGAACCACCATAAAAACAAGCGGCATCTTTACCTAAATCATCAGTTCTTGTAATTTTTACTACCGTCCAATTGGAAAGTCTTGTAACATTATCAGCGCCTGGATGTGAATATGTTTGTGAGGCTTCTTTTTTCTCTTCTTTAGACGCTTTGGTTTTTTCTAGGCTGAAATCTTTTACTTGGTCGTAAAGTGTTTCTGGTGTTAACTTATTGATGTCTCTATATTCTTGAGGTAATTTGTTTTTATTTCTTTCAAACTTCATCAAATCTTGAGTTGTTTTATACAAATCTTCTAAAAACAAATCTTGCCATTCCTTAATTGCTTTTTTGACTGCAGGACTATTAGGGTCGGTAATAGCACTTTCGAATTCAATTTTTGGTGATACAAAATTTTTCAACAACCATTGGGTGTACTTACCAATTTTAACGTTGTCCATTTTTTCAACAGTTACATTATCTTCAGTCATACCATCAGGAATTTTTGATGTGGGGTCTCCTGCAATAATTTTGAATAATACTTGTAAAGGCATCATTCCTTTTTGCCCTCTTTCCTTTGGTTTAACGTATTTGTCAAAAAGAACTTGAAATCTTGAACTTTCAAGAATTATATCTCTTAAAATATTGGTAAATCTAATAGCCATTTTAATTATTTTATATATAAATATTATGAATTTTAGAAAATCAAAATTAATAGTTCATTATTAGTAATTCTTCACCCATGTTTTGTTTTTCACCTTTCTTAGCTGCTGCCGCTTTTGCAAACTCTTTTTTAACCCAAGTGTATTGGTCTTCAGGAAACCATTCAGATAATAAGGGGAAATTATAGTAAGACATACCAAACTTACCATTTACTTCTTTCAAAACATTAGCCAAACGCTCATGGTCTTGTCTATCGAAATCATGATTGGAATAGTAGTTTTCAGTTTTCCAGTAGGGGGCGTCTATATAATGGAACGTATTTTCACTATCATATTTAGTAATAACGTCGGCAAAATCCATGTTTTCAACATCAGTTATATTTAAAAAATGTTCAATCCAATCAGGTTTATTTAATTTATCTCTAAAGGTTAAATATTTTGATTTGTATTTACCTTTTAAATCGATATATGATGATGTCTCAGGTTTGGACCCTGAAAATACTTGTGTAACAATGTAAACATATTTAGCTGCGGTTTCATAATCGTAATCGGTCACGCTGAAATCTTTGTTAAATATTTCGGACTGAAAGTTAATAAATTGTTCTTTAAGATGAATAGGGGTGTTCTCAACCCCTTGTTGTTGACACTCAATAGAGTTGATTGCTCTCAACAATTCATGTGGATTCTGAACACATTTAAATAAATTATAGTTGAGATTATTGAAATCATTATAGACAACTCTTTTTAAATTAGGGAACCGCTTTAAATCCATATTAAAATAACACCACATCATACCCCCAAATCCCTCGGTATATATTTCCATATTTTTTGGGTAAAATTCGACAATCCAGCGGCCAATTTTTGATTTACCTCCTATCCAACTTAACATACTTTCAAAATTTAAATTTATATTCAGATTCAGGGTTTCTTGGAAACCTTGATAATTTATTAAATGCAATATAACTCACGTATTTACCAAATGTAGTTAAATTATTTTCCTTAATCAATTTTAAAAACTCATCTTTACTCACAAAGTTATAATTGATTTTGTCAAATTTATTTTTTTTTCTTTCTAAAGAAATAGTATCGTTATTATAAATAATTTTTTTGAATTTGATGATATCACTTATGTTAGTGATTGATAGAATTTTTATTTTACCTTGACTATAAATATTAATCTTAGAAATATCAAACTTAAGTAAATATTTTTCTAAGGATTCTATAAAATTTTGATTTCCAACAATTGACACTTTATCCCATTTACCTTTAATTTTACTAATACATCCGTCACCATCAAAATATCCTCTGATGAAATGACACATAATTTCATCATTCAATTCGGGAAGTAATATTTTAAACGTTTTGTTATTTACACATCCGAGTTCAAAAAGTTTTTTGACCATTATATTCGAATAAACTGTCACAGAACAAAATTTAGATTTATTATCAACTCCACATTTTATAAATTTATTACATCCCAAATCTTTAAGAAACAATTCAATATGATTTTTATCGGTATCTTTAAGTTTTAATTTTAATTCACCACTTTTACCATCTTTCATTCTAGTATATCCATCGGCATATAAAAACCCTAACCAATATGATGATTTTTCATTCAACTCGTGAAAAAAATATTCATTAAAATTATATTTTCTCATAATGTTTTTTTACTAATTCTTGTATAAATTTAGAAATACTTATTTCTTCATTTTTCATTTTATCAAAAAGATATCGGTCAATACTAATACCGTATTTTACTTTTTTATTTTCTTCATTTTTTTTTGGTCTTCCTGGTTTACCCATATTATATAAATATCAATTAATATAAAAAAGTGCGTCAAAAAATAAATATTTTTTTGATATTTATTTTCAACTAACACATAATTAAATTATAGGTATGAAAAAAGAAAAAGCAACAGAAGTAGGATGTAGTGCATGTAAAAAAGGAATGTCAGGCTCACAAAAATGGATTACAGTATTGGCGGTTTATATGTTGATTGCCGCAGTTTATGGGACTATTGAAATTATTAAAAATATTGTTTCTTTATTTTAAAATATTTTCTATTTGTTCTTTTTGTTCGTTTGTGATTATAACATTATTAACACTTAACTTAACGTATAAATTACCTACCCCATTACTCATTTATACCCCTTACCAATTAATCTAAGAGGTTTGTCTGTGTCAAAATTTTCAGGTAAATTTATCTTAAGTGTTCCGTCTGGATGTGGTATTTCTAATTCTTTATTAGTTAAAAAATCAACAACATTCATTTTATAATAATATATTAAATCGTTTTGAGATTTTTCAAAATTATTATTTTTAACACAAATAACTTTCAAAATTAAATCTCCTCTACCAAACTTTGGAATTTCGTCACCACTATATTTCATTCTCATAAAATCTCCATTATCAACATTTTTAGGAATTTGGACGTTAAACTTTGTGGTGTTTGATACTACTCCATTTCCGTAACAAACCTGACATGGATTTATCAAAAATTCACCAACACCTTTACAATCCGTACAGGTCGCTTGTATTTGTGTTTTAAAAAAACCAGTACCGACTGTTTGAATGATGAATCCTCTACCTGCACATCTATTACAAGTTTTTTTATTTCCACCAGTCCCATTACAAGTATTACAAGATTGATTTATATCTACTTCGATTGTTTTTTCAACCCCCTTGTAAGATTCTTCTGCCGTTACAACAATATCAACAATTTTATCAGCAGGTTTTGGTTTTCTTCTACCTTGACCCATCATTTCTTCAAATATTGACCCAAAATCAAAGTCACCACCCCCAAAAGGGTTTTTTCTTTTTGTATCGTAGTTTTGTCTTTTTCTTTCGTCACCTAACACTTCATAAGCTTCAGACAATTCTTTAAATTTTTCCTCACCCTTAGAGTTTACATCTGGATGGTATTTCTTACTTAATTTTTTATATGTTTTTTTTATATCGTCTTGTGTTGCGTTTTCGTCAACCTCTAAAATTTGGTAATAGTTTTTCATAATGTCTAATTTTATAATAGTACTTTTTAAAAATAGGAAAAAAAGAAAAATTATCAAACGTTATTCCACAGAAAAAAAAGCAACCGACTTTTATAAAGTTTTAATAAATAAAAATACAAAAATACTTTTTGATAAAAAAGTAGAAAACGCAACCCCATCTTCATTTCATATTGCTCTTCTAACAAATAAAACAAACGTTCAAGATACTTTATATTTTGTTGATGATATGGGTCGTAACAACGTTGCAAAGTTGGATAATGAAAATTATGTTTTTTTAAAAATTAACAATTATAAGTTAGAAGAAAAAATTTATGATTATCAAAGTAAAACTAAAATAGGTTTTGACGAATTTTTAAACACTTATTGTAAAAACAGTGAACTTAAAAACATTTTTACTTTGAACAATAAAATTTGTGTTCAGGTAAATGAAGAAATTTCCATTTTTTCAACAAAAGAAATTGAAGAATGTCATAGGTTTTTGGACATTTTAGAAAAATTATTTTATCAAAACTCAAGAAATGATGCCATTTTTGTAAGGGATGTTTCTATTACCCAAAGAAAATGGGTTTATAATGTTTTAACAGAAAAAGGGCACAGTAAAAGAAATTTGTACAGACACAAAACTACTTTTTCAAAAAGGTAAACTCTAAATTAGATATTTGAATCACACATTTTTTTTCGTTTTGATTAATCATTAGATGTTGTAATAGATTAGAAAAGGTGCCCTCATCTAAAGACACCTTTACTTCAACTTTTTCATTTTTTATGAAAGAACTTTCAATTAAATCTGAAACTTGTGCCAATTTTTCTAAGTCGTCCCTAAAGCCCTTTTGATTCTCTCCCATAAGGTTAATTTTTTTGTTACGAATATTGTATTCTTTATTTCTGACGGTTTGAAATTCTTAATTTCTGAAGAAAACTTTTTTTTTAAGTCTTCATTTATCTTGTTGGACTTTTCTACTTCCTCCTTCAGTGATTTCATTTCCTTGAGTAACGGATGTAAGTTTTTGTTTTGTTCCATTGGTGTTTAAAGTTGTTAATTCGTTAGTGTCAAATTTTAAAGTCCTTAGTGTGTCAATATCACCGCTTTCAAAAATATTTTTTAGCTCGGTAACTTTTAATTTAAATAATCTTTCTTTTTCTTCTCTCTCTAAATTTGTTGATACAACTAAATCGATAGTTTTTTCAATAATATCAATAAGAGAAGGATTGTTTTCACAAACAAATGATGTAACTAAGTTCGAATCATTATCTTGATTTTGTAAAATCTCTACACTTTCAGGCGCTTTTTTTAACATTGACCATGTTGTTGGAAAAGTCATATCAAAAGTTATATAGTTTCTCAAAACCCTAACTGATTTGAGGTATTTTTCCGTTTTGTTTATAAAGTTGCTATAAATCATAAAATCATTATTAAATAAGTTAATATATATGATATTGATAAACCATAATATAGTTGTTCGTATTTTTTAAACTCATAAGGTATTGGTGGGTTAGAAAAAACAGACCGGTAAAAATTGAATACGAATCTTAATAATAGTAATATACAAAAAATAAAACAATATATTAATAGATAATTAATCATTCTTTTCTTTTTTGCCGCTATTTAAAATTTCAGTTCTAAGTATCTGTGATAAACTTTTTAATTGTTGGCAAGTTTTTCTAGCTCTTATACCTGCAGACTTATTTCCATTGTAAAATTTTGTAGTGTCGACTGATAGTTCTTCAACTAATGCTTTAATTTGTTCTAAAGTTTCCATTCATAAGTTTTTATTCATTTATTTATTTTCTAATTTAACCACTGGTTAAATATTGTAAACACTAGTCTATAAGATTTACAGACCTTTCCAACATCTTATATATTTCTGTAAAAATTTCAATGTCAGATTTACTTTTAGGTGTGTCTAAATCAAACATTTGATTGAAAAATTTATCAATTGTTTCTTTTACTTTTTCATCTTTTTGGTTATAAAAAGTATCAAAGAAAAAACTTTCGAAAAAAATAATGTCTTTATCACTTAAATTGAATTGAATATTTTCTTTTTTAAAACTTTCTACTGTTTTGCTTAAACACCAATTGAAATGTTCTTTATTTTGTTGTTCTGTCATTCCAATTTTGGTTTCTGTAGGTTCGTTATGGTCATCACCCAAATATGTGATTTTAATTAAACCATAAAAAGAAAAACAAAAATCTCTGAATAGTTCTGTATACTCTGGTATGATATTATTTGCCAAATACCAAGCAACAACGTCTTCTTTTTCCATTGGTTTGGCTAACCAATCAAAAAAATTCCCCATGTTATTAGATAACGACATGGGAAAAATATAACATAAGTTTAATAAAAATGAATTTAATTATTGTGTTTTCCTACTATAACCAATTAAACTTTTCATTTTTTCCATTTCAGTGATAACTTCACTACCATTAACTGACTCTAATTTCATCATAATTTTATTAGCGCCCGACTCAGAACCGCTCTTATCTGAAACCACAGGTTGCGGTGCTTTGTTATAAGCCTTTTTCTTGAGTTTAGCTAAATAATTATTTTTACGTACTTTATCTCTAATGTCGTTAACAGGAGTTTCAACAGCATTTGCCCACTTAGGGTTATTTCCTGTTTCAGATGACCCCTTAATGTACTTAGAAACTCTCTCATCGTTTGGTTCGAAAGTATCGTAATCTAAATTCTCTAAAGAAAATGCGGTATAGTTTGTTATATACTCATCAACAGTCTTAGATGGGACATAAGCCATTTTATCCATTTTAACAAGTTCTCCATTACCTTTGGGAAACCCTTTGGGTGACATTTCGTATTTACCTTTAGAACCTGTTTTAAGGTAATCTTTCATTTTTTTAACAACACTATCAATATAATCCTTTTCTTGTTTTTTTGATTGTTCAAGTGAAGATTTTAAGTATGTATCGGCCTTTATTGATTTTTTTCTTTTTTCTTCCATAACAATTGATTCAATTATGTTAATGATTTCACTTTCAGTAAAAATTAATCTAGATTCCTCGACTTTTGCTTTACCTTTTCCTGGCCAATCTTTTTTTGCTCTTTTAGCAAAATAAAGTTGTCCCATTTTTTCTCTACTTGAACTCGGTACTTTTTTGCCCAATCTTTTGAGTTCGGCGTTTCTTTTCTTTAATTTTTTAATTGCTGAATCAACTTCTTCAATAGTCATGTCGGCATATTCACCAGTTTGTTTTACCTCAACATCTCCTTTCCATTTTTCAGTGATGTAAGATTCTTCAACAGGATATGTTTTACCACCAACCTTAAAAGTTTTATAACCTCTTTCACGTGCCGATGATAATGCTCCTGAAAATGCGTTACCTTCTTCAACATCTTCTTCTTCTAAATCTAATTCATATAAAGTTTCTTCAACTTCTTTTTTCATAGAGCTTAGAGCTTTAAAATCTGCACCTGTAATTTTTCCGTATGGTTTGGCTTTATCAATTTTTCTTCTACCATCCGTAAAACCCTCGTAGTCATCTTCATGCATCCAACCATCTGAGATTTCATCCTCACCTGTTTCAGTAACCCCATGTTTTAACTTGTTGGGATACATTTTAGTTTTAAGTTTCCCTATTCTTCCTTTGTATTTGAAAGTTTCATCCAAACCACCTTTGTCTTTATTATCTTCGTCAGGTGATGGGGCGTTCCACTTATCATCTTCATCATCAAAATCAGAATATTCATCTTCCATACCAAGGTACTTATTAATTTTTTTTCTTTTTTCGGGGTTCATGTTGGAAAAATTTAAATCACCAAATAATGGATGTCCGTCATCCATTCCTCCTAATTCTTGAATATTTCCTTCGTACTTATCTCCACATTCTATACATTCTCCTTCGTACATCTTACTTCCGCACTCTGAGCACATTTGTTTTTTCATGTCTTTATTTTCAAATATTTTATTTTTTATACTTAAAATCCTTTTATCTAATTCCTCAGATATTATTTGTTTTGTAACGTTTTTTATATAATCATCCATATTAATAAATATTAGTGTTAAAGAAAAAAACCTTAAATATTATCAATAAGGATTTTTAGTATTTTTTCTTCAGTTAAACCAGTTCTATATGAAACATTTATAATGGCCTCTTTTAGTTTCGATTTTTTCTTTTTTGGAGTTTTTTTTGTTAGTTTAAAGCCAAAATCACCTGTTTTACTAAAATCTAATGAATTGATATCCCCTTGGTTACAGTACGGAAAAGTCTTACATTTTTCTTTTGGTTTTACAAACATACCGCCAGGTAGTTGTGTTTTTTTTGATGGCCCCCAATTATCAAGGTTTTTAGCCAAAAAAGAGGCTCCCTCATAAGAACCTGAAGACGATGCCCCGGTAGCTTCAGTTGCTTCAATTTTTTGACCCTCATCTTCTTCTTCACTAAAACTAATTGCCGGTGAAAAACTACCTGCGGAGCTTGCACCCATACCTTCTTTTGGTTCTTTTTTTATTCTTTTATATTCTTTTTTTGCCTTTTCGTCTTTTGAAAATAAACTAAATATAGGTCTACTGATTGTTGCCGATTTTTCTTGTAAAATTTCTTTGAGTGCGTTTTCTATTAATTTTTCTGGACTTATATTTCTCATAATTATAATTTTAAATTTTTAATTGTACCGGTCCAATTAGCTCTTTGTCTATAAAGTTCAAAGTAAAATTCAGTGAATGCTTTGGAAATAAACTCAGTAATGTCTCCTCTTAACTTCCCTTTTTGAATTTCTTTTTTTATTAATTCAACCATTTGATTTTCAAATTGTTTCAATGTGTTTGAATTAAAAAAGTTTTGTATTTCTTTTTTTATAATTCTTTCAACTTCTTTTTTATCTGTTTGAGAAAGTGCCATTATTTCATAATACTAAATACCGTTAATGTTGTTATAAGAACCCCACTAATTATTTGAGTCATTGTATTTCTAACTTTTAATTTTTTAACTTCTTTTCTCAACTCATCATTTTGGTCAGAAATGATTTTAAATTTTTCTTCCGTTTTATTAACTATTTCACTGCTTAATGAATCTTTTTCTTTCCAAGTACTAATAGTCTTATCTAAAAAATAAATTTTATTATTTAATTGTTTTATTTCTTCTTTATCTAACTTGGATAGTTCTTTTAATCTGTCGTAATCATTAAGGTCCAATAATATTTTTTGCGCAATGCCATATGGTATACATAATTCTGATGTGTCAGTTGGTTTTATTTTTTGAGTCATCCCAAAAAAACTAACTAACATTATTAGAGTAAGTAAAACAATTTTTTTCATAATTTAAAAGTTATATCTTTTTCTTAACAGACTATCCACTTGTTTTTTATCTGCGGTTTTTATTTCTTCTTTTTTTTGTGTGTAATAATTATTTACCTCTTTTTTTTCAATCTTAATGTTCGATATTTTGTCATCAATTTTATCTATTTTTTGTTGGTAAACATTAAGGGAGTCGTTCAAACTTTTTTGAAGGTTTTTTAATTCTTCAATTTTTTTATTAAGTTGGTCTATTTTATACTTGTCTAATTCTGACATTTGTGGTTTTGGAGTTGCCAAATAAACAACAAGGTATAAAACAAGTATCGACAAAATAATACCAACAACCCATTTCCAATATTTTTTTATATATTCCATACTATTCTTCTTCTGTAAATTTAGTTTTCTTTCTTACTGAAATAATTTTAGCCCATTTACTTTTAAACTTTTCAAAAAAAGATTTTAACTTAGTTGTTAAATCTACCAATTCTTGGTCTAGTTTTATCATATCTCCATTTATATAAACACCATTATTTTCACCAATAGAATAGAAAAACTCAATGTCGGCATCAACTATTTTACCGCTCCACTGCACAGAGTTATTATATACATTTAAAACACCAAAGTCAGAAAGGTCAGACACTTCTGCAACAAACTCTTCCATTGTTTCTTGGTAAGATTGTTTTTCATCACTTGTAAGTTCCAAATCTTTTTTATCTTTTCCGTGAAGAGTTAAAAGACCTCCTGATATTCTATAGGTTTTGCTTTTGTCTTTTTTAACTTTATCAACATCAATTTCTTTTTCTTCGTCTTGTACGATGTTGTCTTCAATGCTTTTTGCCAAATTTGTGGGGCCCACTTGTTCTTGTAAAAGTCTTGACCTTTTCAACAACGTTTTAATTTCATCATATTGGTTCATACTCGTTTAATAATTTTTCAAAATTTTTAAAATCAAAAGAAGGGTTTATATCCTTACAATTAGATATGTGATTACTTTTTGTTGTAACTCCATTGAAGTTTTCAACACCATGTAACTTGACATTTGTTTTTGTTGTTTGTTTTTTTATGCCAAAGTTTTCACATATATCATGTGTTAATAAAACCAAACTTTCAATTTGTTTTTGACTATAGGGGTCCCAAAAAAATTGGTCTCTCCATTTTTTTTCAAAAACTTTCTCTTTATAAATATCACCTATCCAGTTTAAATATTGAAGTTCTATTGGTATTTTTTTTAACCAAGTAAGATTTTCTAAAACTATTACTATTGAATTTTTATCTAAACTTTGATTGTTCATGAATTTAGAATACGTGTTTGGTTCTGTAACCATAAAAATCTCACCTTTTTTATTTATTATATAATTTGGTAAGTAGGGATTTTTTTTATTATATCTGTTGATTAATGACTGTATATAATTTTTGTAGGGCCTTTTAGTGTCAGCCAATATTATTTGACGTTTGTTGTCGTTTTGAAACAAGACGTTATATTCTATTAATTTTGAAATTTCCTGTATCATTTTTTGTATAAGAAAGTCTTCTGTTAATTACAGGGTTTGGTTGTGGTGTTTTGTTTTCAACTACATTTTCAGTTTCAACGGTGTTTGGCTTATAATCATCGAAAATACCATAATCGTTATCTACATTAATGATTTCATCATTTTCTACTGATTCTTCACTTCTTTGGTAAAAATTTTCATCTAAATAATCGATATTTTCGTCGTAGTCATCTTCGTAGATGTCTTCATCCATAAAGTCTATGTGTTTTTCAAAATATTCCTCAAAAGGGTCATTCATATCTTCTTGAACTTGAGGGGTGACTTGAGGGGTCTCTTCGTTTTTTTTATTTGATTTAAAAGCTTGATTTGTTGCAATAACTAAAGTAATCGCCAATGGGTCAAAAACAAAGATTAATATTAATATGAATAAATTTGCAGTTTTTTTAATATCCCAATCTAGTAACTCACTCATGTATTTAATTGTCCCAAGTTCGTTTCCTGATATTTCAGCAGACTCTAAATTTAATATTTCAATCTCTAAGTTTGTGATACTGTCATTTAATGATTCGATTTTATTGGACACAATGTCCCTATTTTGTTGAGCAACTTTGAGTTGTGTTTCAAAAGCTTTTCTGTTTCCGGCATTTGCTCTTGTAATGACTTGACCTGAGTTCCTATCAATTGATTGTGTAGTGGTGTTTGATGATAGAGCGTTTCTTAGATTTGTTATATCTTTATCTAAAATGGTTTTTTCAGATTGGTATTCTTTTTTGATTTCTTCAAATCTTTGTTTTTTTATTTCGATGTTTTTAATTTTTTTACCATTAATTTCCAATTTAGAAATGTTAGCAGAAAAACCTGTGCTAAGTAATCCATAAATCCCTAAAGATGTAATAATTGATAAAGTTATAAGAGCAATTGTCATATATATTTTTAACCCTCCATATGTTTCTTTCCACTTGTCGTGAAGATATGTAGCAATTGCAATTTTAGATAGTTCCAAAAATGAACCCAAAATAATTACAGGAATTGCAACACCAACAAAAACCACAGATAAACCGACCACACTATAATAGGCCGCAGTTCCTGATAATCCAATCGCACAAAATAGTAAAAACCAAGGTAACATTTTATCTTTCATAACATCAACTATAATTAATAAATACTAAAGATAAATAAAAACCCCCACGAGCGCCAATGGGGGTAGTGTGGTTTCATTCTATCATTCATGTAGAATTGGGGATTTTCACCCAGAGAGCTTCGTGTCCCATTCCGCCGAGTTGTATGGGTAATCTCGGTTCAACCCATATTTTAAATATATATCACAATATAATTATCAATTCTTTTTTGTTCAACTCTTACTCTTTGCGCGTTATCATCTTCTCTTTTAGTTTTCAAAAATTGACCATCTTTAGAAAATGATGAAGTGATGATATTAAAAAAATTACCGTCTTTTTGTAATAGAACTTCAATAAAGTCAAAATTTTCTTCATCTTCGTTGTTTTTTCTTTTGTGAACAAAAATGATTTTATTATTTTTTGGTTGTTCGTTTTCAAATGCTCCATATATTTTATCAACATTATCACTGAAAAAATTTTTAATCATGGTATCAGGAACCGCAAATCTTGGTGGTTGTCTAAACTTTGATTTCTTGGTATATAAAAAATCGTTGTATTTATCAACTATTTCTTTATATGTTTCATTTCCATGTCTTTCATTTCTTTGGTGGTAAGTCGATTTTAACTGTATAAGTTTATCGTTTGATACTGTAGAAAATATCGTAGTTCCTCTAGGTTTGTTATTTTGCTCGTTTATAATTATATTCTTTAATGTGAACAATAGTTTCATACTATATAAATACAAAAAGGGTGAGAAAAACTCACCCTTTAATTTTTCAGTACGACTTGAGGATTTTAAACCCGACACACTAACCGCGGTGTCTCGACGACTTACGACCCCAGGAGTAAGCTTCCCGACAAACTTGAGGATATCTCTCGTCGTTTGTGATACAAAGATAATATAAAAGTTGGCATTTGCCAAACATTTTATCATAAATATTCAAATAAATATGAACATTCATTTCTAAGTTTACGAAGAGCCTTTTCTTTAATTTGACGAACTCTTTCTTTAGTTAAACCAAAATCTGAACCGATGTCTTCCAAAGTTCTTGGTGTTCCTGAAATACCATAATAATCTTCAACAATTATTTTTTCTCTTGAATCTAACATTGACATAATGTCATTCATTTTCTGTTTTAATGTGTCTTGTGTTGAAAATATTTCATCAGGTAATGACGCTCCGTCATTTTTAATAACATCAATTAAAGTATCACCATCTTCATTAATGTGCATATCTAAGTCAACAATCTTTGGAAGTGATGCAAATTTAGCGGATAGTTCACCATTTGTTTTTTCCAATTCTTTTTTCTCTTTATGCATGTCTTGAACAACATTGACCGGAAGTCTAATCGTTCTTGAATTGTCATTTAAGGATTGTAAAATTGATTGTTTAATCCACCAAACGGCATATGAAATAAATCTATTATTTTTTGTCCAATCAAAATTCTTAATTGCCTTTAACAAACCATAATTACCCTCAGCAATTAAATCAGATAGGTCAATTCCTTGATTTTGATATTGTTTAGCAACGGTAATAACAAATCGTAAATTACCTTCTAAGAGTTCTTTATAGATTAACTCTTTTTCTCTTTCTGTACAACTTTCATCTGAAATTTTTTGTGAAAGCAACTTTTCCCTTTCAGGTGTCATTACTTTTAATTTTCGGATGTCTTTTAGATACAGTTGAATTTCGTCTTGGTTAATTGGATTTGTGGATTTAATTTCCTCGGTCTTCTCTCTTTCCATAATTGTCTAATATTTGTTTTTCTTCCTCAGTTAATGACTCTATTCCTTTTTCTGATATTTTATCTAAAATCTGGTCTACTGTCGGTTTCTCTTTTTTTTCTTCTCTGTAAAATGGGAATTTAATCATGTCCTCTGTTAGAGGGAAAATAAATTCCATCATTCCGCTTATTCTTTTCTTTTTTTCTTCTGATATATCATCTTTACTTACTCCTTTAGTTTTGGTTGGTTTTTTTACTCCGTCTATATTTAAAAAATCTCTCTTCAATTTTTGGTCCATTTTTATGTCCATGTTTGCAGTAACTTCCATTAAGAAGTATTGTTCAACCACTTCATTCATACACATATCAATATACTCCTTTAAGTCTTCAAAAGTTTCTTTTGTTCTGAAATTAATAACCATACCAAACTCACCATAGTTAAACTTCATAAATTTAGAACTCACAACTGTGACTAGTTGATATGATACGTCAGTAACAAAGGTTTCGTTGTCTGCAAAATCACCAAACATGAATAACATATATTGTTTTCCTTCTGACTTCATTTCTGTTTTTTTCTTTATCATAAATATCTTTTGACGTTGTTTTAATATGAAACAAACTTACCTAAAATAAATTCATTTACAAAACTTTCGACACATTATTTTCTTTTTTTATTTTCACAACACTATCACTCCATTGATTCACGAGTGGATTATGAGTTATAATAAAAATTTTATCAAAGTATTCTTTAATTTTAATAAAAAACTCAGAAACCATCTCAAGGTTATCATTAGAAATCTTTCCAAATACCTCATCGAACACAATCACGTTGGGCTTGGGTAGGCTACATATCTTACTTAACACCGAACGAAGAGCAAGCGCCGCAATTGTTCTTTCAAATCCTGAACCAGAAACCATCAATTTTTCAATACCTGTTCCGTTATCAATCATAACAAACTCTACTTCATTTTTATCTGAAATTCTAATTTCAAGTTTGAAGTATGAACTATCCTCCATTAACCTTTGAAGTTCTGAATTTATTAGTGGCATCATGGTTTTCATTATCATTTTTGAAATACCATTTTTACCGAATAACTCCAAATATATTTTGTATATTTTTTCTTTTTCTTCTTCTTCTCGAATTCTTATTATCAATTTTTTGTTGTTTTCTATTTTTTCGTCAATAGAATTGATACTGAATTTGTTGTTGGATATTGTATTATTTATATTATTTTTTTGTGTTTCAAGTTCATCTAATCTTAAATCGGCCTTTATTAACATAGACTCAATTTTTTGATTTTCTTGTATCTTATCTTGAACTTCTTCCCAACTTTTAATTTTTTGTTTAAGGTTTTCAATTTTTAAATCACAAGACTCCACACTTACTTCATACTTTTCTCTAATTAGTTTGTTTTTTTCATATTCATCAAACTCTTTTTTTAGTTGAACAAAACTTTGTTCTTTACCGAATAAATCTTTCATAAGTGTTGTTTTTGTGGTTTTTTGCACGATTAACCCATCTAATTCTGCAATTTTAGCGTTTGTAATTGCAGCACTCATTAACTCAATTCCGCAGTGTTCACATTTAATTCCACCTTCCACTTCACATTTTAATTTGTTTATTGATGTAATTTCTGTATCAATTTGAACAGTCTCTTTATAAACTTTGTTGTGTTGTTCTTTAACCTCATCGTGTTTGTCTTCGTTATAAAACTCACTTGGTTGAACAACTTTAAGTTCGTTGATTTTGGAAATATAACCCTTTTTTTCGAAATCAATTGTGTTGATTTCTTCTTGGGTTTTGGTTGGATTTAAAAGTAATAGTTCTTTGTCTATATTGGAATGTTTTTTTTTTAACATGTCATCGCGATAAGTTTTTCCTTTTGTAATGGCATCTTCTACACTTTGTAGTTCTAAAACTTTTTCTTCAATTCGACTTTTAATTTCTTTTATCTTTTCTTCACTTGAGATAATATCATCTTTTAATTGTTGTGAAGAATAAACATTAGACATTTTAGATTTAGAAAACTCACTATAGACTTCCTTTGCGACCTCTTCTTTCTTTTTTAAAAACTCAAGACCCATAAATCTTGATAAGACTTGACCTCTTGCTGTTGGTTTTGCTTCCAACAATTCTTCAAGATTTGATGCTGTTGTGAGAATGGTCATCAAAAAATCTTCTTTTGTTCCAATAGATGATTTTATAAACGCTTCAGTTTCTCTTCTTTGTTCTCCTGTAAAGTTTTGCAAACTTCCATCAGATAGTTTTTTAAAAAAGTCTAAATCGGTTTTAACATTCCATTCACATTTTTTGGAAATCTTTCGTTCAATATTTCTAATGATGATATAATCTTCACCATCAATTGAAACTTCGCCTCTAACATGGACTTTATCTTTTGTCGTAAACCTGTTGAATATTTCTTCAGCCTTTGTTGTTTTTGTGGTTTCATTAAAAAACAAAAACATTAATAGGTCCACAGATAAAACGGTCTTGCCACCAAAGTTAGGTGGGTCTGACTCAACAACTACAATACCATTAAGTTTTTCAAAATTTAATTTTTGATTTTCTCCGTAAGATAAAAAGTTTGAAAACTCAATGTTTTTAATATACCACTTTTTAAATTTTGTGGTTTCTTCTTGTTTTTCTACTATTTTATTTTCAACAATCCTATTGATGGTTAACACATCATCCAAATTACATGATAATTCTTTAATGTCTATAAATTGTTTAATTAACCCCAATTGATAGTTTTCGTCAGATATATTAACTGAAACATCGATACTTTGTGTTTCTTCTTCATTTGTTGTTTTAGCCTTTGTTAAAACATTCACATTGTTTGTGTTATATTTCTTTGTGAAATAGTGTTTAACTGACTTGATTTTATCTTGTGTGAAGTTTTCAGGAAAGTCTTCCCAAACCACTTGTATAGTAGGATTTGCAAACTTTGAAAAATCAATGTCTTTAATCATAATATTGTAATTGTACTGTTTTGGTGGATTGAATAAATCCATTTTTATTCTTCAGTCGGTAATTCTCTGTCTTCGATTGTGAAACCCGCACTATCATACTCAGGTTCAAATTCTTTGTTTATTTTTGCCGACTCCTCTTCATTTGATTCAGTGTCTCCACTCATTTCAGAAAAACTTTCTTGTAACTCTCCCATTTTTTTTTCAAACATTTCATTCCATTTTTTTTTTAAAATGTTTTTTTCTTGTTCTACTCTCTGATTTCTTTTTTGAACTTTTGCTCTGTGTTCTTTTGCTTTTTTTCCCATGTTATTTAATTTATAATTTTTACAAGTTTCACTGAGGTATAACCAGTAATGCCATTTTCAAAAATTTGCACAACTTTTTTCCCACCTAAGAATAAATCATCATAAAAAATAATTGATTCTTGGATTGTATCCGAATATACAAACTTTACTTTTTTCATTTTGGTCTATTTTGTTCGAACCACTCAACAATTGCGTTGATTGCCCAAACTGCCCCTGATGATAGTATTCCGTCAAAAAACCAAGAACACCATAAGGGTGTGTTAAAAGTAGCATTTGTTGGTGAATAAATCAATAAGGATAGCACAAAACCTCCCCAAGTAGAAAAACACATAGGGCAAGATATTATTCCTGATATAAACTCACCTAAAGAATTTAAAGGTGCATCCTTGTTTTCACCCCATTTATTGAAAAAATTCCTTAATCCTCGAAAGATTGAACCATAAACCATTATGTTCATTAAACCATAACTTAAAATAAACCAAACTACAATACTCATATTTTTATTTTTTAACTGTTTAGATTGGAACTCCCGTGAAACCTAGCCCTTAAAAACCCCGTGTCTTTTGGTTGTTCCGATAATTTTTTTTCTAATTCTTTATTTTTAATTTTTAATTCTCTTATCTCTTCATTCAATTTTTGTATTGTTTGTTGAAACAGAGCCACTCTATCATCACCCACATTTTGTTTAGAAATGTCTAAACTTTGTCTTAGTTTGTCTAATTCTTCATTTTTTTTAGACATTTCATTTTCCAACTTGACAATTATTTCGCCAAGTTCATCTTCTGTTGTTTTGTCACTAATATATTCTATTTTTGTGACAACTTTTTCAACAGGAACTTCAACAATCTTTTCAACTTCTTTAATGACCTCAACAATTTTCTCTACCTCTTTTATTACTTCAACCGGTATTTCTACTCGTTTTTCAACAATTACCTCAATTTCCACTTGTTTTTCTCCTTCACTACCTATTTTTGAGTCTTTTTCACCTTCATTAAGTGTTTTTCCCAAAAGTCCATATCTTTTAATATCAAACCCTTGTTTAAAACATAGATACATGAAGTTGTCAATATCTTTAATATTTTCATCTTCACAAAATGCAGACACCGTCTGCATTATTTCCTTACTAAAGATTTTGGAGTTTTTCTGTTCCATTTTCAATATCTTCAAACGATTTTATGGAAAACTTTAAAAAAGGTTTTGGATTTTGCAAATCAACATAAGAATATTCTTTTGTTTCAACATCATAAATTCCATAACCATGTCTTTTAATACTTTCACCTATGTTTTGTTGAATTGGACTTCCAATCATATAACCTTTACCGGTTTTAAACTTAAACTCTTGTCGTTTGTGAATATCTCCACACAAAACAGTTTCAAGACCATCAAACTTTTCAACATCGTATGCCTCTTCACCAAAGTCAAACCCAAGGTCAGTTTTCATTCCTTGTATTGGTCCATGAAATAATCCAATTCTAGTCCCCTTCGACTCTGTGATGTCAGGTGGAATATTTCCTTGGTACTGCGAATACACACACCAACTAATATTTTCATCTTCGTAGACACCTCTATCTTTGTAGTAAACAATATTTTTACTATTTAGTGAATTGATAATTGGCGTAAGAGCATCTAATCTTTCCGTATTATTTACCAAGAAGTCGTGGTTACCAGGGATAATAATTGTTTTTGCAATAAACGAACATTCAGTCAAAATCCAACTAACCATTTCAATAAGTTCAGGTGTCATTTGATTTTTAGAATGAACAAGGTCACCAGTGAAAATAATTCTATCGGGCTCCAACTCTCTCCATTGGTTGATTGCGTCTTCCAAAATTGACCTATAAAGGTCGTGGTCTTTGAAAAGACGAATATGTAAATCAGAAAAGTGAATTAGTTTTTTAATCATATTATTTTTCAATTCTCATATTTGTATTTGCGATTGGTGCTCTGAACACAGGAATTGACGTGTATGAGTCCTCGTCAACTTTTTTCATGACTTCGTAAAAACCAAGTTCACTACACTTAACGGTTGATATATTTTCAAAAGTTAATAATACATTTGATTTTCCTATTGAACCTTCTAACAAGGTTACATCTTTTGTTGTTGTGTTAAAAATTAATGTTTGCATTTTAATCGTTTAATTGTGTTTTATTTCCACAATATACTTCGAATGGTGGTTTATATGGGTCATCATTTTTTGGAAAAGGGTTAATTGGTATTGGTACTCGGTATGGTTCTGCAATGTTAATCTTTGGTTCATCCTTAACTTGCCCCATTTTTTCAACAATTGGTGTGATGTCAATATGTTTATTTTCAAGTTTACCATATAGGTAACCTTCCAACCAAATATAAAATTCTTTATAACTTAACATAATTCTCTACAATAAAGGTTTACTAATACAATTCTTGCGAACTTAAATTCTTTAGCTCTGTTTAATTTTAATCCATAAGCTAAGGCCACGGTTTTTAGGTGTGGATATGCTTGTGATACTGTCATTTTACCTATTTCCATTATTTATCAAATAATTGTAAGTCTTTGTTTACATGTCCACAATCATTACACATGTATGTTGGAAAAGGGACAATGGTGTCTTCGTGACTTCCTGTTAATAATTTCGAAACTTTTTTTAATAAAGTAATTTCTTTAAAGTATGTTGATTTGCACTTTTCACACTTAACGGTTTCTTGTTGTCGTAAGTCTATTTTTGGGCTGATGATTTCTTTACTCATTTGATTATATAATTAACGTTTAATTTTAACTTCATTAAATTGTCCCAACTAGTGTTGGTATACCATAATAGTGTAATATTTTTTTCCATATTAAAATATAACTTATTGATTTGTTTTTGTCAAATACTTTGTCATATCCATTTTTAAAATTGTATCAACAATTTCTTTTGGTATTCTATATTCTTTGAATTCGGTATCTTCTGATAAGTGAACAATAACCCCACCTAACAACGGGATATTTTCATATTTTGTTCCTTCCAACATTTTTAAAAGTAGTTTACCGTAAAATGGTAGTTGGGTGTTGTAGTGACCAAGAGCATTATTTGGTAGATTTTGAAATGGTTCTTTCATGGGTTTTGTATAATCATTAACCTCCATGTTTTTTTTCTTATTTGTTTTCCAATCAGTAATAACAAATCCAAAACCTGTTTTTTGTTTGTTGAGCATTATCCAAACCTTATCGGGTTGACCGGTGTATCCAAGTTCTGGATGACCTAATACTATCTCTGTATCAAGTAAAACCGCCCCTCTTTCCTCCATTAATTGTAAAAACTTTTTACCACCCTTAATCATTTTATCACTTTTTGTGATTAATTTTAAATCACAATCAAAAACTGGTTGTCTTACTTCTTTATCAATTTTGAATTTATTGATTGTTTCTAATTCCAACTCATAGTGGACCCTACTACCCATGTTTGTAGATATAATACCACTTTGTTTCCACTCTTCTAATAGTGTATGCATTACATATGGGCTCCCTTTAGCCATTTGTCTTGCAACATCTTCAGTTGGAAACTCATCATAAAACAATTTCATGACTTTAGATACAGATGGAAAATCATCTCTTACTTCACCATTAGTATCTACCATGGTGTACTTGTGTTTGTCTTCTTCGAAAGTTAATTGAAACTCACTTTGTTTTTGTGTTATTATTTCTCTTATTTCTTTTGCAACTTCTTTTAAATCAATCATTTGAATTCTACGTAATATTTTTCTATGTCTCCTTTTAAATCACAGACATCTTTATCTTTTGGTAGTTTTACTAACTTCACTCTATTGTAAAGTACACCGCCGTTTAGTTTATCATATAAGTTTTTTGCATCGGTGTATGCATCACCATCCAAACAAACTATTATATTTTTTTTTGCTTTTGTGTATAATTTTTCCCAAAGGTTGTCATTTAGAAACTTTCCTAATAAACAAATGGAGTTATCTAAAAAGAAACTATCAAATACACCTTCAACTAAATAAATGTCTTTTTTCCAATCAATTAAACTTTCATTAAAAATTAAAAAGTCTTTTGATGCTTCAGGGTTTTTGTATTTTAATTTACTTCTTAGGTTCCAAGACCTTGAAACAAAGAAATTGAGTTCTCCTTTTTTATCAAACGAAGGAACTACTATTCTTCCAGCATATTCACCTTCCAAACAAAAACCAATTTGATATTTTTCGATTATATAATCGGAAATTCCCCGTTTATGTAGGTAATTTATGGCTTCTTTTCTTGGAATATGAAGTGGGTGGACCTCATCAAACTTTTTGTACTCTTTTGGTAATTCAAGTTTTTTATAGACTTTTTCTTTTTTTTCAAATTCATCAGGTCTAATTAACTTATAGATTTTCTTGTCTTTTTTTGAACCAAACTTATCAATAAGTTTTCCTAAATGTCCGTGAGTTCCGTGAGTTTCACCGCAAGACCAACATTTGAATATGTGTTGTTGGTAATTTATTTCAAGGTTACCTTTACCATCGCCTTTATCTAATCCTTTTATCTCGTGCGAACATACAGGACAATCAACAGAGATTTGTCCTCTGATTTCATTTATCATCTTTGGTTCTCCAAAAATGTTTGTTATAAGGTCTATGATTAGTTCTTCTGCTTCCACCCTTAAAAGATAGGTGTATAGGGTGGGTTTGTCAAATGTAATATTATCGGCTAATAAAACGATAAATAAAATTTAGTTTACCAAATTTTTTGTTCTTTCATATAACCAAGAACACAAGTATAAGAATCGGCCATATCATAACACTCTTTTTTTAAAGTATTATTTCTTGTAAGTTGCCATGTAATTTGTGGTTCTTTATCTGAAACTTTTTTCCAAATAATTTCTTTTTTATCGACATCTTTTGGTAATCCACCAAATAATACAAACTTGTCTTTGTCGTTTTTTTGAACCAAATCAGACCAAGCGTATTTTCTTGAGTTATATGTTGAAATATAATTTGGGACAATTCCTAATACATCGTATATGGATTTTGTAATCATTGAATTATATCTAAGTAGTGTTCCTACCGTCCATACGTTATTTGAATTTAATAATGGTTCTTCAATAACAACTTTAGTTATTCCAAGGTTTCTGTAATTTTGAAGTTTTTCTTCGAAAGAAACAACTTTCAACAATAATTCTTGAATTTTATCTTCAGGTTTAGGTTTTATTATTGGTGAAAAATGTGTTAATTCTAATAATTCTTTTGATTGAATGTCAAATAAAGACCACCCGATTGTTTTTGTTGATATGTCTAAGCCAAGAACTTTTGGTGAGTTCTTTAAATCTGATTTTGTTCCCATATAAAATTAAAAATCGTACTTAATAGGATACTGCTGGACACCTTGTCTTTTTTCAGGTGATTGTATCTTAGAAATAACCATAAGTTCTTTGTTTGCATTGTAAAGTGCAACTTCAGTAACGTAAGGTGGTGTTGTTCCGTCCCAAGTTGGGTTTGAAGAATCGAAGAATTGTGTTTGACCTAAATTACATAAGAAGTTCATAACATATATTGTTGCTTGAATATCTGTTTCAATTGTCCCAAAAAAGAAGAATTCACCACCAAAGTTTAAGGTTATTCCTGTTTGATTTAATACGGGTAACGTTATATAATCATTAAGGTCATATATTGGTGCAGTGTCATACATGTTTTTGGTTAACTGCAAGGTTGTTCCAGTTAAACCTGTTACCGTTAAATAACCACCAACGGTTGTTGCTGATAATTGTGATGTTACATCAATTTCTCTCCATTGGGTCACATCGGGTCTTGTTGTTGCAGTTGTGACTTTTTGAGCCAATAACTTAATTTCATTTGCAGTAAATCCTGAAGGTAATCCAACTGAAGGAACTTGTAAAAATGGAAACTCATTCCCGAATCTAACAAGAATATCAGAAGCTCCCGGTAATAAACTTTGGTCGTTCCCTGTGATTGTTTGGTAGTAATTACAGTGAAGTGAATTTGTAAATGCTGAGTTATTAAATCTATATGTTAAAAATAATGTTTCAGTATTTCCTGTTAATAATCCCTGAACCCCACCTAAAACACCACTAAAGGTATTAGGAGTTACTAACCCCAATTTAGGTGCCGGTAAAGTCCAACTTCTATTTGACTTGTAATTAAGTGCTGCCACTATTTCATCATCATCAAAAACTATAATTTTCAAATCAGTGAAAACTTTACCAATTCTATTAGGTATTCCATTTGTATTTGGGTGAGTGTCCCAAAGATGGTAGTATCTTAAACCAGGGGCATTAAAGTTTATACTTTTTTTAGACTCAATGTAATGAGGTGTAAATAAATTTAAACTAGTAAAACCTGATGGGTCTGTGTAAAATACTTCACCTGTTGTACCACTTGGGTTTTTGTGCCACATTAACCACGGAATGGAAAGTTTAAAGTTTCTTGCTTGACCTGTATTCCCCGGATTATTTGCGTCAAAATCTTGCATTGCAAACTTTTCACCATAGTAGTTATCAATCGCTTGGTTTGTATAATGTACAATCGCAATGGCCTTTTGTTCAGATGGTTTTAGAGTTATTTTTTCAGAAAATGAATTATAAAAATATACCGAATCTGTATCTGTTTGACCACTATCGGAATAGTAACCCAAATATTCTTTAGAACCTGTATATCCTGTAGATGCAAATTGGTTAAAATCTTGATTCACAGTGTTGAATATTCCTGCAGGTGATTCTGTCCAAGGAATGTTCATATTCCAAACTTTAACATCATTTTGTGAAACATCACAATTTGTTTCAAAATTGAAGACATTTGGATGCCAATAAGGTTCAGGAGTAAAAGAGTCATAAATTACTGTCATACCTGATGGATAGAAGATAACTCTCGAGTCACCAGTATATCCCATCCCACTAAAGTTAGGTAATTGTCTATCCACTTGAATATTTACAGTGGTCGCTGTAGATGTATCACCTGTTACACCAACTACAACATAACTAAAAATTGGCGCAGCTCCTGTAAATGGTTGTATGTTATCTGTTCCAAATAAAAATAAAAACATTCCATTTGTAACTGTGCCTGAAACTGTTGGGTCAATACTTGAATATGTTAATGTTAATACATCTCCCGAAGTTACCGCCGAATTAGAAACAAGAAAATTAGGATTAATCGTATATGCTGAAGATGTATAGGCACTAAAAACAACAGGAGAGCCTGTTGAACCTGTTAAGAATCCACGAGGAGCAGCACTATTAAATACATTATCTATGTAAGACGCATCAAATGGAACTCCCAAGGTGCTACCTGATGTTGAGTCCACAAACAATGGATATTTAACTTGCATTCTATTTTTTTCAGGAATCGGAGCTAAGTTTTGTGCGTTGTATTGGGGCATCAAAACATTAAGTTGGACATAATCCGTATTACTTGTACAATTATAACAAACTTCACTATCACCTAATTCAAAATAAGAAATGTCAAATTTACCTTGCGATATTTTTTTTCTGGCCGCGTCAGTGATTATGGTGTTAATTAACGCTGAGGTATTTTTGATTATATATGACATATTTTATAAATATATTTTTTTTATAAATTTATTTTAAGACAAACCTATTTTTTGTAAAGGCATTGTTTTAGGCGAACCATTTACACTTATACCACTACATGTTGATGGAGTTATAGTAACATTTGTAATTGAAACGGAATCCAATATATATCCTTCTAATTCACATCCTCTAAACTCCATTGTTGGTGTATCAATAAATTGTGTGATAACTCCATTAATAATACCTCCCGATGAAATGGTCGCAGTATAAGTATTTGTGTAAGAACTGTAATAAATAAATGAAGTTAAACAAGATGGTCTACTTAATCCTGTTGATATAACAGTTGAGTTAACAGGAGAGCTTAATGTTGCACTTCCTGTAGTTGTTGCTGTTATTGAGTTTGTAATTATTGGTAAGTTTGTTATGAATGTTTTCCCCGTGAAACCAACCGCTGTATTAATTGTGAAATTTACTGTTCGACCTGCTGGAAGTGTTGGCGTTACATTTATTTGATAATACCAAGTTTTCGTTACCGTTGTACCAACATTTATTTGATTTGCCAAAGGCGTCAAACTTAAATTCAAAACGTAATTAGTGAATGCGTTTTGAGGCGTCAACGTAACCGATTGTGCTGTTACCGTATTGTTAGTATCTTTAATGTAAACTGTATAATTTCCAGCCCCCAAACCTAAAAATACATTTGATACTTGATAATTTACCCCATTTATTGAGTAAGTGTATGAAGGAACTCCACCATAACCTGTAACGTTTATCACACCATTACTTGTATTTGAACAAGTCGGTTGTGTTGTTGTTACTGATAATGTAAGTGGTGGTGTTGTACAAACTCCTGTGCTAACAAATATCGTTGCAGGTAGTGTTCCAAGTAGTGACCAATTACCTGTTGGTGGTGTTGTGGGTTGAAGTAATGCAGGAACTCCTGAATTAGTCCATCCACTAATTTCCCATCTTGTGTTTCCTGTATTATAATACATTGTTGTAGTTGAACTTGTCCAAGATGGATAACCATTAATTGTAGACCCACTCGAGTAGGTAGTTAAATAAGTTGTATTCGGTGATGGTGTATATTCAAAACAAAGATTTTGTGGATAAACCGGAGGTGGTACTGGTGGTGGTAAACAATCTGAACAAGTATCAAATGGCCCTGTTGACACGACTGCAAAATTATTTACATATGATTGTCCTGTATAAAGTGTTTGACCACTATGTGTCCAACAACCTATTTGTGTTGTTAAACTATAAACTTTACCATCAACAAAAGTAGATGGTAAATCTGCAACATAATAAACAAAGTTTCCTGAATTTTGGCAATCTTCAAATTGTTCTAAGTAAAAACTATCATAGTCAACACTACAAGTTGTCCTTCCTGTAAAATCACCATAATAATCTATAACGGTTGCGGTATAATCGCCAGGTAGTAAGTTTGTTATTAAAGACCCTTGGGCCCCATTGCTCCAAGAAATATTATATGGTGGTGTTCCTCCTGTAACATAAAGAGTTATAAGACCATTTGTGGAATCGGGTGTTGATGCATTAATGCTGTCACAATCTAACCCCAAAGGTAGGAGTGTTATTATATTACAACTATTTCCACTTAATAATCCCATATTACCAAGTTGCTCCGCTTAATCTTTTCCAACCTGTGTTGTCTTTATAGTAAAAATAACTATCGTCCCATAGTAAAGAACCAGGTTCTCCTAATGTGTCTAAACTACCTGATGGGGTTCCTGAAAATGCTAAAACAATATTTGGGGCGTATGCTGTGTCTGATGCGGTAGCACTTATTCCAGTACCACCAAGGACAACGCTTCTACTACCTGTCAAAGTATTTCCTTCACCTCCAACAATCACCGAACTATAAGATTGTACAGTGTTGCCCGAACCACCTATTACTGAAGAGTCATATACGGGGTCACTTGGTGCCAAGCCAGTTATTGTGTTATTTTTCCCACCTAAAATTGTTGAATTGGTAGTGTCTCCGCTCTGTACAAGATTATTATTGCCCGCTAAAATAGCACCTTGTTCATTATTTGTTGTATTTTGTTGACCAAATACAAAAGATGTTTGTCCATTTATAATATTGTCAGCACCGCCTGCGAATGAAAAATCACCATATACTTCATTACTATTTCCTGTTGTTATTGAAGACGCTCCTTCCAATATGTTTGAGTCTCCAAAAGAGACTGAACTTGTTCCGTAGACATTATTTGATGTTCCAAAAGCTGTCGATGCATTTCCAAACGCCTTATTCCCTTTATTAGCCGTAAATGAATTCCAACCCATTGAAAAACTACCTTGTCCTGAAGCAAATGAGTTTGTGCCAATAGCACCTGACGCAAAACCTTTAACAGATGCACTTCTACCTCCAGCAGTCTCATTACCCTGCCACAAATCAGGTATTGCAGTATCTCCTATGTATAAGTTATTTGTTGCAGTCAAACCTGTATCGTACAAATAAACTAAAGTTTGACCGCCACTAAAGGTACTTCCTGACACTTTTTTAAAGCTATCTGTCAAAGAACCACCAAATGGTAAATCGTGAATCCATATAAATAAATCAGAGGTAAAGTTTGCGCTAACATTACCGTAGGTACTGTCCAAATAAAAAACACCTGAAGTTAAACCTGTCGCCAAATATGCAGTGTTTGTACCTGCTCTTGTATCAGTACCTTCACTATGTGAAAATTGTCCAAATGATTTAGTTCCTGAGCCCTCGGCATGTGAAGTATCTCCAGAGGCTATAGTATCAATTCCTTCGGCATGTGTGTATCTGTTTAAAGCCTGAACATTTCCACCAAAAGCAAAACTTAAAAGTGATTGAGCGTCAGAACCTGTTGATTGAACTCTATTATGTACTGTTATTTCATCAACACATGCATGAATATTTTCAGTGTAAAAACTTGTAATACAATTTCCCGAACCACCTGTAAATGGTGTTGTAAGCCCTGAAACTGTAAAGGTTCCACCTGTACTATTTGTAAACGTAATTGTTCCTCCTGAAGAAACCGCAGTCCCCCCTGTTAAATATACGTCAGGTGACCCTCCAAACAAAGGCACCAACTGACTTAATGATGCCTTATATGATGAGCCACTTGGACTTTGTGATGTGTCTCCCGTTATTACAATGTGTATAAGGTCATTTAGTGATGCCCCAGTAGTCAATGTCCTCGATGTTAAAGTTGCCATTTTTTTATTTTATATATATCATAGTTTATTGAAAATCATAAGGTATTCCGTCTTCGAATTCAAAACATATTAAGTCTTGAAACTGTTTATAATTACAAAGTCCATCATAACAGAATTCACAACCATTATCATCAATTACTTTAACAACATAACTATCCATAGATTCAAAGGAAACAGGTAATGTAAATGAATAGGGTGTTGTTATAAATGTGTCTATATATTGACAAGTGCCATAAATTCCACATGCATCACACACCCAAACATCATATGGGCTTGTTCCTGAAGTTATTGTATTTATTGTGACAATTGTTGGCATATTAACAAACTCCGTTTACTGTGCAAAACTCAGTGATAACACCACTATTATTAACACTATAAATTTTATTTCCGTATCTGATATAGTCAATTGTTAACGGATATAACAATGACGAATTACTATACACGGTCACTCCTGTTTGTATTTGATTAACCGATGGGTGTGTATAGAATATTGTTTGTAGACCAAAGTTAGTTAATTGGCATCCAGGGCAATTTACCGAATATGCCCCACTTCCAATCCAAGTATTAAATGTTACAACTAGCGGTTCGACTAATAAACATTCAGCACAATCAACGTATGTTGTTGCTGTTGTCGCTGTAAATCTGTCTTCATTTACCACAATATAACCTGAAGGTGGAATATAATTTATAAAATATCCTACATAACTATAACAATTTCCAGAATAATCTCTAATTACTTCTCCTGGGTCAAGATTAGTTGGTGGATAAGCTGTTTGTGTAATCATCGATGTTGTAGTACAAGATGTAAACACAAAGTAAGTTCCTGGCGCGAATGTAGGCGTTGGAGTTGGTGTAGGTGTCGGAGTTGGTGTGGGAGTTGGTGTAGGTGTTGGTGTAGGTGTTGGTGTTGGACAAACCGTACATCCTGTGTATGCCGAAACAACAAGTTTAATTGTAGCATTTGGACTTGCAGTTGTATCTTGTATGTAAGTTGCACATTTCAATTGGTCATTAATAACTCCTAAGAACGTCTGACCTGTTGTTATTGGTGTTCCTGATATATCTAAAGAACCCGAAACATAATAAGTTACGTTTTCATTACAATCTCTTAACTCTTTAACTCTAAAACATACAAAGTTTCCATCATCTATTGTAAATGTTACCGTTTCTCCCGTTAAATTAATTGTTGGCGTTGGAGTAGGGGTGGGAGTAGGTGTTGGCGTAGGAGTTGGTGTTGTTCCACTAACCGTAATATCAACAGTAAATCCTGAACATATATCAGGTGTTGGTGATGGTGTGGGTGTAGGGGTCGGAGTTGGTGTTGGTGTTGGTGTTGGAGTCGGAGTTGGTGTCACACATAACACGTCAACTTCAAAATCAAATATATCACAAACGGGCGTTGGAGTTGGTAGTGGTGTTCCACAAGGACCTTCATAAAACAAGTCCGTGTATAAATTTGGACAAGGTGATAGAGTTGGGTCTTGCCCAAAGAAATAACAACCTGTGCCTGCAGAAGTTCCTAAACACCATTTTGTTGGTCCTTTATAAATGTATCCAGGTTGTGTTCCACCTGTAAAAAAAGGTAAGGAATTATAACTTCCGGCCACAACATAACTACCACTATATGCTGAAAAATTTACATCGTTAATTTGAACACAATACTCATTTGAACAACATTGTCCTGTTGCACAAAATGGGTCTGTGCATCCTGTTACTTGAGTATATACCCCATCAGGGACTATGCTAGTTGATGTAAATCCGGAAGTGAACGCAGATACTATTGTATAACAACCTGAAACTACGACAGAATCATAAGTAACAGAAAAAACCGTTGTCACTGCAGAAGTGGCTCCCGTCCAATTTGACTCATCGGTATAATATTGTAACCCAGGATAACAACAACTTTCTAAAAGAATATCTGCCATAGAAAAATTAACTTTATAATATAAATAAGCTTATGTTTATTTTATTTACAACTCAAGGTTTATTTCTTCAGGGAGATAGTTATAAAAGTGTTTATACGCATGAATAAAAGCAACATCAGGTTGTTTTTCCATAGGTATTGACCAACCACTTTTATCCCACCAATCTCCTTGATTTTTTGAATCGTATTCTGCCCAATCATCCCAAACACCGCTTGTGTAACCGAAAAATTGAAAAAGAAATGAAAGTGTTGCATCACACCACTCAATTGGTCTTGTATCTAAGTGATATATTTCACCCCACGGGACTTCGTTCAATCTGTGATATATTTCGATAAATTTTTTACGATTGAATATTGCACCCCCACAAGCACCATAACCTTCTAATGAACCAATCTCACTCCAATAATGTCGTGATTCGTCTGTTATATTGAATTTATTTTTTAAATACTTGTAAAGTTCAGGTGTGTACATAGGTCCATTTGCTCCTGCAATATCGAATGTTGGTGGTTTTGTTATTTCACGTTTACACCAAACATCATCTTCATAATGTATAACCCAATCCACATCTTTTAATGTTGTTATACAAGCGTCATAAATTCTTTTTAACCAATCTAAAGGTCCGTTTTCACTTGAAAATACCCTACCAGAGTGAGGATAATTAAATCCTTGTTGTTCAATCCAATTATAATCACAATTAAATTTTTTTGCAACAGGTTCCAATATTTCAGAACCATCTTCATATAATACGATTGGAATTTTTGGATAAATATTTCTTAATTGTTCTAGTGCTTTATAACAAGCAACAAGTTTATGCCCCGATTGATAAAATGCACCTATTTTCATATTTCTCCTGTTATTTGTTTAACCCAACCGTTTTCTTTATGGTGTAACCATATCGACCAAGATTTTGCAGAATCATCAACCATAAAAGTTCTTTTAATTTGAACGTAATCACCTTTAACTGCGTAACAAGTCTTTAATTCTTCTTCATCGGCATCTTGTCTAAATATTTCCCCACCGAATTCATCTAAAAATGAAACGGCCCAAAAATCATAATCATCAACTGGCGCCTCAATTCTTGGTACAACTATATTGTATGTGAATTTATTTAGTTTAGTTTCAAACCAATTTGAGTCGTCGTTTATTGGTGGGTCGGTTCCTTTTAATGTTTTGGGGTGTAATCTTCTTTTTTTAAAATCAATACCAGCATATAACTCATAATCCCTATGCGACCTTACATCACCTAAACCAAATTCCCCTAAATCAATATTATTATCTTCTTCTTGTAACATATGTCTTAATCTAACCAACCCTTCTGAATTAATTACATGCCATTCTTTTTCAATTAATCCTTTTTTTACATTTTCTTCATTAAAATCATCCCAATGTTTAATTCTACCTATTCTTGTATATTCATGCCAAACAACTGTCTTATGAGGGTGGAATAAATCATAACCTAACGTATAAGACCTAATTGATAAACTTATTTCATCTCCCGCGAAATATATATTTGGGTCGTACTTGTATTCTTCACAATGTTTTCCTAATGTAAAAAAGAAATGACCACTTACAAATCTTGCCGGTATTGGTTTTTCTAATTTTTGCCAATTTGGTATTTGTTCAGGATAAAAGAAAATTGTGCCGTATTCTGAAAACTTTCTTGCCGTGCATTTATATGGCTCTTCATTTAATAACGTATTAGTTTTTGGGTCATACATTCCTGCATAAGTAGTGATTATTGGCTTTTCAACACCAGTTAATTTCATCATTTCAATTAATTCCACATCCCAATCTTGTAAAAACCGATGATGTGAGTCTAATTGCATTGTGTACTCTTCACCTTTCCATAGTTTTTGAATGAGACTTCTGGCCCAACATAAACCTTTACTTTTAGTCCAATGATAGTCCAAAATTGTGAACCTTTCGTCGTTTTGAAATTCTTCTAATGATTCATTTTCATCTCTTTGCCAACATATGCCAAATGTTAGATTTTGAGGATGTTTTGCTTTATTGATACAATCTCTAATTGTTGGTAATAGTTCGGGGTCGCGGTATGACGCAATTTGAACAAATATTTTCATAAATAACAACTTTTGTAAAAAAGTAAAAAATAAAAAAACTAAATAAAGTACATATTAACTCACTTTATTTATTGTTACAATTAAAGATGGAATTGCGGACACATTTCATGAGGCCGCTTGGTATTTTATAAAGTTATCAAGTTATTTTGATTATAAATCCATTTTCTTGTAGTAGTTAACTACTACAGTCTATTTGAATTTCTTCTAGACATCCATCTGCAGTTATGACTTTTATATAAACAATATCCTCATTTGGAAAAAAAATTGATGAATCAATTACAACATTTGGTGGAATAGATGTTACTCCCGATACATAAAAACAAGATACATTTGTTGGGTCACATATATATACATCATAAGGACTTGTTCCGCTTGTGACTCCTGTTATTTCTATTATCATAATTTAACAATTTACTTCATGAAATGTTTCACAACCATTATTGTCAATAGCCCTTATTATTAATGAACTTGCACTACTGTAATATGCGCTCAAAACATAAACACCTAATGATGTCCCAAGAAGTGAGCAGTTGTTACCGTTTTGGTCACAAACATAATAATCAATTGGAGTAGTTCCTCCTGTTAAACTTGTTATGTCGATTGAGTATGGCATCTAAGTAAAACAAGTTACATCGTATTCGATTGTTAATTCCAAAGTAAAATTGGCGTCAGATAATGGGTCATAATCTCCTTCACAATTTGACTCAATGTGGATTGTATTATCAGTTAAACTAATAGTATAAAGACTAATGTCTGTGATACCACTTAAAACACTTTCTATTGTTGATTGCCATAGTATATCTTGTGGGACATCATTTAGTGTTGTCGCAGTATAAAATGTTTGGGTGTATCCTGAACCATTTATATCTAACTCAAGTATGAATTCAGCAGTATTCAAACTACAACCTGTATATCCACTTGTTACATCGATATACCCTTCATTTAACATTTCTAAAAACCCTCGTTTATCCCCCACTGTTGTCGTAAAAGTATTTTCACAAAGAGTTACAAGTGAATAAGTGGAAACATTATTTCCAAAGCAAGTTATTGTAAAATCATGTATTTGTGAACACCCGCTACTATCTAAAACTTCCACTGAATAAGTTCCGGCGGTTAATCCTGATATTGTAGAGCCAGTTTGTCCTGATGGTACATTATTTGACCAATCATAAGTAAATGTTGGTTCTCCCGCATAAATCAAAATTTCAGCAGTTCCGTTTTGACCGTTATAACATTGTGTTGTTGAAATTGCAGACAATAAACTACCTCCTGTTGATATGGTAACTCTTTCTTCAATTTGACAACCGTCGCCATCAACTATTATTATTGAATAACTACCCGCAACCAAATTATTGAAGGTGTATGCCGTTGCGGATGTATCAATTACCGACTGACCATCACTTAATATATAATCTAACGGTAAAGTATATCCGCTACTTACCTCGATGTATAAAATTCCGTCATTTTGAGAACAAGTCGAGCCAGTTGTTGATGTTGTTATACTGAACTTATCGGTTGAAGATACAATAAATGAAGTTGTATATGCACAATTGGTTCCTGTTGCCGATATTGTCAAATCATAAGTGTCATTTGTTAATCCTGAAAATGAACTTGTTAAACTTTGTGTTGTATTAGTGTAGTATAAACCATTAGTTTGTCCTGATAGAATATATGTATAAAAGTTATTAGAGCCTTGAAGTGAAATCGAAACTGAGCCTAGTTGTTGACTACAGTTTGAATTAATAACTTGCGTATCAACAACAAAAAATGAATTTGTAGCATTTATGAAAGCACTTATTGTTTCTTTACAAAAATTACCGTCAGTTATTTCTAAATTGTAATTTCCACTTGATAAACCTGAAAGTGTTAAAGTATTGCTTAATGTGTATCCAACTTGTGAAGTGCTAGCCGAATAATAATATGGAACACTACCTCCCGTGATTGTAAAAGTTATACTGCCATTTGATGAAAAACATGTAGGATTTTCTGAAGTTACAATCCCAACACCTAATGGGTCGGCCTGACCTATAGTTTCACTTTTTGTTGTCACACAACCATTCGCATCCGTTACTGTGCAACTATATTCACCTAAAGTAAGTCCTGTTATTGTTTGTCCTGTTTCTCCATTACTCCAAAGATATGTATATGGTGGTGTTCCTGTGACTCCAGTTACCGATAATTTACCTTGGTTAATAACACAAGTTGATGTATTTACTTTCCAAAAACCAAAATCTAAAGAACTACTTCCCGAAATAATTGCATTTGCTGTTGTGGCTGTGGATAATCCGTAATCAACAACTTGAACAAAATAGGTATCCGCAGAAAGATTTGTAAAAGTATATGGAAAAATAGTTGTTGTTTGCGATTGTAATGTCGTGCCACTATTTTTCAAAAACAAAGTATAAGGCGATGATTGTGAATCTGCACTTACAGTTAAAGTTCCGTTATTTTCACCACAGTTTGTTCCTGTGACTTCTATAATATCGGTATAAAAACAACCTGTTATTATAACATTTATGTATAATTCATTATTTTCATAACCCAAAGAGTCGTTTAATCTAAAAACATAAGTGTCAGCAGTTAGACCTGTGAATGTTATTGGTGATGACGAAGTTTGAGCACTTATACCACCAGGTATTACATTATCGATAGTATATGGTGGTATACCACCAAAAGGTGAAAAAGTTACTGACCCTATTGGGTCTGAACAAACACCTGTTACGGAAAATGATATTCCTAAAGGTTGTTCTTCACAAGTAGGACTACATGAACTTGTTTCGTCAATATATATACCAAAAGACGAACCAGAAAAAGCTCCGTCCAAACAAATACTTTCACCTAAAGACGCCCCTGTTCTTGTGACGCCACAACAATCAACGTAAGAATAAACACCGTCTGTTAATCCTGTATAACAAGCCATTAATTACAATTTATGCTAAGGTTTATTCCTATATTTAGGTATAGTTTTTTATTTGTGAAGTCATCATAACAAGTGGAATTACTAATAACCAAAGTTTTACCAGCAAAATAATAATTTAAACCATGATTATATAAACCAACCAATTCATTATTAATAGCATCGGATATTTGAACAAATGTTGGTGTGTCGTAATATCCATAACCCGTATAAAATTGCTCTTGGACCAATATGGTATTATCCAATCTACAGTCTATAAACCAGTCTGAAACAATACTTGTTAAATCACAGTCTGATTGTGTATAACCACTTTGAGCAATTACCGAATTTAAAACTTGAGTCAAGTAAGTTTGTGGACTTTGTATATTCAAACCACAAGAGAGAGTTTGGTCAATACAATCATACCCAAATAACTGCCCATCGAACGTACAAGGAACACATTCTACTTGAATAAATTGACAACCTCTTTGTCTTCTCCAAACAAATTTTTGCCTATGGAATATTGAGTTTTCCATTTTTTGACCCGTAAGCCAAAGTGTTGTTGCTGGAACTAATTGCTCCAATAACCTTTGCCAATAATCACCAATACCCAAAGTATAATCAATCATTTTTTGATATGTAAATTGATTAGATGGAATGCCTACGGTTTGTTGGGACTGAAGATATTTCCAATATACCGATTGTAAAGTTGGGTATCCTCCTGTCTTACCGTCAAATATTGTTTGTCTGTTCCGAACATTAATCATGTTCATAAAAAATGATTGAGCAAATTCAAAAAAGGTTTTTTCTTTTGGTTTTGGATTTACAAAAGTCCAATCAATGGCTCCAGGATATGGGTAAGGTGAAGTTAATCCTGAATTTGGTATTGGGTAATCGTATTTTACACACATATCCCAAACATCGTAAACCAAACCTTGACCCATATTGATATTCAATTCAATGTTTTTGGAATTTATAATTTGCTTATCACTTGTAATTGTGTAATCAACACCATTGAAGTTGGAATTATTTTTTCTATTTCCAATGTCATCAACAGACCAAGACTTTTGATTGTCAAATATTTTTGTTATTGTGTATCCTTCAGTTAAAAAAGGAAATTTTGTGAACCTATCTAAATATTCTTGACCAAAAGATGGTGGTTGTAATTGTGTAACAACACTTGGTACGTTTTGATTTAACTGTGAGTTTTCTAAATCAACAACTTGAGGTGCCCTATGTTTTGGGCTTGACTCAAACCATCCTGAACCTTTTTGAAAAAAGAAATCATCAGTTTGCCTTGGCGATTTTGGGTAGCCATCGTTTGATATACCATAATCATTAAAAGTGGTTGATACCGTTTCAACATTTCCATCTGTTGTAAAACCTGTGTATGTTTTTCCATGAATTGAAAATACGTTTGTTGGGTCTAATGCCGGTTTTTCAACATACACAGTTCCGCCACTTATTTTAGCATAATTTTCTTTAAATTGGTCGACATTAATTTTAGAATCAACTAAATAAACTACTTCATTAAATTCTGTAATGGCCTCAGGAGCACCAATAAGTCTCATTATATATTCTAAAGAATTTCTTGTTCCTTTAGATTTAAACATATACGCCGAGTTTAATATAACATTTCTATAATATTGATAATTCAATTCTGAAGGGGTTTGATTTTGAGCTTGTCCTGTATATATTTTGTTTGTTTGGGAACTAAATACCGCTTCTAATAATTGGTCATTGTTTATTGGTGAAATATTTGTATTAACTCCAAGTGTTTGTGCTAAATTTACTAAAAGTTGTGAAGGTATATCGTTTCCAACAACATAGTTTACTGAGTTCATATTTGCAAGAGCGTCTATAAACTTTTTAACTTCGTCAAAACTTCTACCATATATTTGCAAGATTTTTTCCATTCTTTGGTCTTGCGTGTCAAAGTCTTTGAGGGAACCTGTAGTTAAAAATCTTGATATTAAATTTGTTTTATAATCATCCAAAAACATAGCAATGCTACTTAATTTTTCTAAGTATGTGTCAAACTGAGATGATACTATATCTAAGTTCCAACTACCATTCAAAAACCAAGTAACACTTTCTATTTTTAAAGTATAGTCTTCGTTCGAGTCATAATAAGGATACTGAAATGTTGATGTATATTTTGGTTGGGTATTTCTATTCAAAATAAAATCTTCAACCTCATCAAATTCATTTTGAAATATCTCAGCGGTTTTTTGTGTGTTTGGTTTTATAATTAAATTATCTTTAGATGCGGTTGCACCTGAAAATGGATTACCAACTACTGTCATGGTAATCGTCCCTGCGGTAAGTGTTTGTGATGGTATAAAATCAACCAACGGGTATTCTGTCGTTACACTAGAAAAATATAAACTGTAAAACTCAAAATTATTTGTTAGGTCCCTAAAATTTGATGTTTTGATAGGTCTAACGGCTAAATTTCTTCTAGCGTTTGATGAGTAATCAATATCAAATGGGTTTACAATCCAAGGAACATTAACATCAAAAGTCGTTAAATCCTCTATTGGGTCGAAAGTAATGTTTACTGCAGTATATCCTGATGTAAGTGAAAGCGTTTGATTTCTAACGTCTAATGCCGCTGGAAAATTACTTATAATTTTTGTAATTGATGCTGACAACCTTTTTTGTAACGAACCATAGAGAGTAAAACTTGTTATTTGTGAAATATCAAAATTAGGATATACCGCAAAGTTTTTTTGAATTATTTTTTTGGTTTGTTCAATATCTTCAATATTTAAATTTTCTAAATTATAAAGTCGTGAAAAAACACCTAAGTCGAAATTTCTATTTACCTTTTCATATATGGCGGTAGTAAATTGAAAATTACCTTGAGTCAGACCTCCACCCGTAACCAATTGAAATCCAACTATATTATCAAATGCGGTTGAATTACCTACAGGTGGTGCTGGCGGATATCTAAAAATTTGTTTTGCCATTACTCAATTATATTAGTAAAGTTTTTACTGTAATCGATATTGTTATTTCTATTTTGTCTAACTTCATAAAGTAATTCGTTAAACGTATCTCTAATTTCAAATAGATTGTATTGTTTGTATATATTACCCGCCGTGTCGTATAAAGTGTATATACCATCTTCAATACTTTTAGTTTGATTTCCGTAAAGAGCAATCGCCAACGTATCAATATCGTATTCAGCCATTTGTATGTCTATTGTAATTGGATTAAAAAAAGTATTTGTAATAATTATATTTTGATTTGGTTGACCAATGAAAGGTATTGCGTTTGGTTTGTTGGATGGTGATGATGATGGTGACAGAGTACAAAAAATTAAATCTGTTGGGTTGTCGACGTATCTATATCTGATTGCCTTTTGTGATGTGTTTACTTGTTCTGTAACAACCGGTTCACAGTAAAATGAAGATGTTACAATTCTATAAAAATTTGGTATTTTTGACCCGTCTGAATTTAAATATTCAACTCTAAACCCAACAAGTCCTTGTGTTACAAACTTGTTTCTATATTGTGAAGGAACACCATTAATGTCAATAATTATCCCTTTAACGTTTGGTAATGCAGACAAAACACCACAATCAGTTATTTTTGTTCTTATTTCGGCAGGCCTAATCAATAAAGTATAAATTCCTAACTTACTAAATTCAGTAGCGGGTAATTTGAGATTATATAATCCGCCTAAAATTTCTACATTGTTATTTCCACCTGTGTTAGAATTATGAAAATATGGTGTTAATATATTTGCAGTATTTAATTTTTTTAATAAAAAATTATCAGTTACGTCTCTTGAAGTTGTGTAATGTAAGATAATTTCAACATCTGACGGAGAAACATCCGCGGGTCTTGTTATTCCATATGTGCCAAGTGCCATTCTTTTATTTTATAAATAGTTTATGTCTTTTTTTATGTTTCATTAATTTTATAATAACCATAACCGTATCTAATCATGTCACCTAAATTATCAACTTCGTTCAGTCTTTGTAAAGGTTCAAATGCGGTATATTTACCTCTTTCAATATAAACATCACTTTGAACTTCAGGGTCCATAACAAAATCTAATAGGTATTCATTTTTTGTTATGGCAGAAAATAATAAGTCATTTTGAGTAAATCCTGAACTTTGTAATAAATAAAGTGTTTGCCCATTTGGAAAATCGTAATATGTTATATCATTAATTGTGTATGAAGTAAATGAAGGGGTAATTGAATCAATTTGACCGTATGGTGCTCCATTTTTTATGAATGTGTATCCTATTGTGTATGGATTAGGTCCATATCTTTTTACTTGAGTTAATTTTGATTTTGTAAATCCTGAAACAGGAAACGGAACATTTGTATATGAACTTGATATTTGTGAAACAACATTGTTTTGTGAATCACCTGTCGCGATAAAATCATAACTAATTGGAATTCCTGACCACACACCACCTTGTGGTGTGAAAGTAAAATTACCTTGTAAATTTGTTATAGTTACGCCAGTAAGTGGAACAAAAATAGGTTTTTGAATTACGGTCATTCCAAAAGTGTTTTGACCTGAAAAAGTTATAGTATATCCACTAGGAGTTGTTGGATATAAGTGATTTATTTGTTGGTTTGAAACTTGTTGTATGGGACTACCGTCGCCCCAATCCACAAAATAATTCGAGAGTTTGATGAACGATATTTCAATATCTCCCGACGTATTATAAAAATATACGTCATATGGACTTAAAGTATTTGCAGAAAATAACAAATTTGTTAATACATCTTTTTGTAATAATAATCCGTCAAACTCACTATAAAAACCAATGTCATTCATTGTTTGAGTTAGCATTATAGGAATTGTTAATCCCGTAAGTAATGAAGTCCCACCTGTTCCACCACTTAAAATATAGGACATACCTGAATAAACACCAAATGTTTGAAGTCCACTATCTCCACTGTATGTTTTTATAAAAATATCCGATACAATGTTTTCGGGAGATACAACAATTGAGTATTTTTCTGCTTCCATTATGGGTTTCCGTATTCATACCATTTTATGACATTTGTCGTGTCGCCAACTCTAAATAATGTGGGGGATTGGTTCTGTTGTGGTATTTCTTTATAAACTTGGTATTCGTAGTTTGTATAATCTAATTCCACTTTATAATAAAAATATTGTGATTTATCAAAATTAAATTTATTTCCCGCAGAGAATGTGGATTGTGGCTCATTCATAAATCTAACAAATTGACCTGTTTTTGCGTTAAAAAACTTTGCAGTCATATAAAGTTCTGTAATGTTAATAAAATCTCTTTCTTTTAACCAATAAATAAAAAACCCTTCCTTATCTGCGCCTGTGTAGTCCAATTTCATTTTTGGTTTTTTTACTTTCACTTGTGTTTGGTTATTTAATGGCCCCAAAAACCCAACCCTTGTTTGTCCTTGTTGTGTTGGTAATATTACACTGAAATATGCTTTTTGATTTTCATTTGTTTTAGTATCATAAAAATCCAATTTGAAAAAACTACCTTTAAATGAATTTGCAAAATAAAATAATTCAGAGTCTTTGAATGTCGCGTTTGCGTAATCAACAGACCAATCACTTGAAGTTGCCATTGTAACTTGAACGGTTGAATCTAAAAAGTAAAAATCATAGTTTATATCGGTTTTATCAGGGGTTTGTGGATAAGGTTTATTTGCAAACCTTGTGGTTTCAAAATCATCAATACCGTTTATTAAATCTTGTAATATATTATTTTCAAATTCAACTATCCCATCATTTCTTCCTGCCATATCGAAAGTCACTTCAACAGGTATGTTAATGAACGTATCATTTGGTGTATTACTAAATCTGTAATAATTATTATTCACAATCGTCGTTTATAATTTGTTGATATTCATTAGAGAATGTATTGTTATTTCTTTGAATTGGGTATTGTAAAAATATACAATTTAGAAATGGATAATGAGCTCCGTTTATGAATGGGTTATTAACCCCTATACCGTCACTATCAATAAACCCATATGTATATAAATCTCTCCATAACCATTTATTATTGAACTCACTAAACCAAGAATATCCTGGTATACCATCTACAGATTGTCTATCACCATTTTCAACATAATCGCTAAAAGCTCTAATTTGTATTGAGTGGTGGGGGTTATATAAATAACCATCAGGATAGTTTTGAGTTCCTGAAGTTTGAAACAATATATCATTAAATGAATATTTATGTACTATTTTTGACAAAACATATTCTTTTTGCTCGATATAATTGTATTCGCAAAAATCTCCAAAAATAACATCATTTTCATTTAATATGTCATTATAGTAAAAAGTTTGACCGTTATAGAAATAAGATAATGTTGGTATGTTATCTTTGTTCAAAGAACTGCTGTGATTCCACCAAGTATCAACAGAATTTTCTAAAAAGTTAAAGTTCCATCCAATGTCAATACCGCTAAGTGTTCCATTTTGATTTGGAAAAGGTTTGTTAAACCATCCCATATATCCTCTGTTTACCACGGTAAAAAATAATTCAGTTATTGGTTTTCCATTGTTGTCAATGTAAGGGGCAATTTTTATATCTTTGTCAAATGTGAATGAAAAACTTTGAGTATTATTTTTTATCGAAACTCTTTGTATTTGATTAGGTGTAAGTGCTGAATATTCTAATTTTCTATCAATAGCAAATGGATTGTTTTCAAAACCAATTTTAGCAATATTACATTGTTCGCTGTTTTTTATTATTTTATGTAATCTTACGTAGTATATTGATTTTGTTTCTGCAGAGTTCGAAGTTTCAGTAATTCTTTTTAAATTTCCATATATACCTGTTTGAACATCAACGGGTGGGTATTTTAAATCATAAATCGTAAAAACTTTTTCTTCTGAATTAATGGTTCCATCACCTAAAGAATAAACTTGAAAAATTGTTCTATTGTTAATCGGGACCGATAGTTCAACAAAATCTCCAATTTTTAAGTTGTGAATTGTCCCACAATAAAAATAAACAAGTTGTTTACCGTTAAACTTACCTGTAGTCAAAACATAAGGTATACCGTTACCAGCCAAAAAACCACTATTTGTTACACCAAACTTTTCATCAGTATAGGACATTGTTTGAGCAGTAGTGCTAGAAAACGCATAACTAATATAAAATGACCAATTATATGATGACGCACTTTTAGTCACAAAAGGAATATGACCTGTGATACCACTCACTCTTACCATTGTAAATTCATCAAATTGTGGATTTCCTTCCCAAAAATTAGAATTATTAGTGGCGTTTGTTATGGCATTTGTATAATACAGATAATTTTTAAATGGCGTATATGAAGTTTTACCGGTAACTACGTTATCAAAAAGGTTTGTAATTTTACCAGCAACTCTAAACTTATCACTTGATTGTCTTTCTTGATTGAAAACAGTTTGTTGATTTACTAAAATACTTCTATCTCCTTCAATCAACTCTCTTCTATCCCCAATCAATGGTGGTTGTATCAAAACATCTCTATCGACACTACCAGCACTTCTTTCAGAGCCGAGAACTATTCTTATTTCATTTTGATTACTCATCTTGATTTAAAATGTATAATTTAATGTATCTGTTTATCGCACTTTTACCTTTATTTAATCCATAATAAAAATGATTTGGACCACCAACAACATACTGTTGAGGTGTTCCTGCGGGCCAATTAGGATTTGCTAAGCCTTGTGTTGTTTGGTTGTATATAAAACCTCTTCTTCCTGTTGTTGAAGAATTAAAATATGGTGTTGTTGGCGGTTTGAAACTAAATCTTTGATATGGTTGTGAATAAAACCCACCACTTGATAATACGTTAGTATACCAATCGTTTTTATCTGAACCAAATATTGTTGTAGTTACATCTGATTTCCATTGATATGTTGGAACAACTTGTGTTTTTGGATACCCGAAAAAGTTTGTTAGTGATGGTGTAAAGGTTTGAATACCTGGACTCAAGGTTAGTCTGTTTACCGTATTAGAACTAAAAAATATCCCCATAAGTGCATCTCCCGTTCCTAAATAAAGTTCATTGTCAGAATAGTTGTCTTCATCAAATTCTTCTATACCGTATTCAGAGTTTATTGAAAACATTTGTGCAACATCACCATCTATTCTATCTTCACTTCTCGAAAACATTTTATTTATCGATGCATCTCCTAAACCTAAAACTTGTCCCCAAAAGTTTGAGTTTATAAGTCTTGATATGATAAAAAGTTGTAAAATTTCTGAACTGTCATTATATGATGTGCTTTTGATTGTTTCAATTAAATATCCTTCGAAATTAGGGTTAGTACAAATTTGTTTTGTGAATTCATCTCTTGGCCCCAAATCCATAATTGTCGTTGGAAAAAACAGATTACGAGTATTCATCCCTTTAAAGTTAGCATCTTGTAATGTTGGGTTTAAGAATGTTCCCTGTCTTGGTTTTTGACCAATAAAGTTATTTCCATCGTATACTGCACTTCTATAGAAAAGTGAATTGGTAGTTCCACGAGTGTAAAATATTGGTCCTTGATGTGGTCGTAATGTACTATCAGGTGTTCCACAAAACTTATATTTTTTAGGTTGTCCTGTAATACTAAAAATTGTTTGTTTTTTTAATGAAAACATATATAATGTTCCATTAACCCAATTGTTTTGAAATACGTGAGAGAAAATTCCTCTACATGCGGCAAATACCATTCTAAATCTAGTCTTCCATTCAAAAAAGTAAGTTATGTCTTTTGGTATTGAAACAATCAGTGGGTTATCAACAAACTTATAACAACCTCCAGACATTCTTTTACCGTTGGGGTTTTCACTACAAGGATTTTGAACTGAAAATGATGTTCCTCCACCTTGGTAACATTTTAATACTGTCATATTTTCACAGTTTAATGATGCTAGAATAGTATTTGAAATTTGACTTGGTGTGTCTCCTGTAATGTCTTGAGCGTTGTTTGTTGTATCACCAGGTCCATTAGTTGTGGGAGCTAAAGTAACTCCTCCACCACCATCAACAGTGTATATAAAAAAGTTGTCGTTTAAAAATAAACTAAAAGAACTATTACCACTTACTTCTGTTATATCTGAAGTTGGCAATCTATCTGACCTGAAAACAATATTTGTTGAGTTTGATACTGTAATATTTGTATTTACTGTTGTGTGGTAGGCTGGTGAGTAAACTCTTGTTGTTGTATTTGTAGTGTTTAATGGAGTTCCAGGAACTGCAGTAGACGCGATTAATGAACCACCTTCAATATTACCTTGAGGAGTTAAAACACCGTTTGTCCATTGGAATGCTAATCTATTATTCCAAACACTTGGTTGAATATTAGAATACACACCTTGTGGTAATGTAAAATACCCCAAACTAAGAACATCTGAACTATAAGCTTTAAACGTGCTTTGTGATTTATCGGTCGAGTTATAATAATATGGGCTGTTATTTGTAAACGCCGAAAATAATGTAGCGTCAGGAGTAAATCCAAATGACGGATGATAAAGAGAAACGTTCGTGTTATTTGCAACTAAATGTGATTCTGGTGTTTTATAATCATTAAACCACAAACCACTACCCGTATTTTGTTGAATTGGTATATTCAAGTAATAACTACCCTCAACAAATGGTCCAGTTCCTAAGTTGTAACCAAATAGTTTTGATAAGTCATATTTGATATTTTGTTTTTCTGTATATGGGTCAGTTCCTCTTGTTAAGAAAATTACCTCGTAATTTGCAAAATCATCAATAAATTTAATTGGGAATACATAGTCACACTGTTGAGGTAACAGACCATAACAAAATCTTTGTGTTTTTTTAAATAGGTATTTATTTAATAATCCTCCCGAGGTATTTGTCAAACCAGAAAACTGTGTTACAGTCCCTCCTGTAATTACTTGAAAGTATTCGACACCGGCAGGAAATTTATAATCTTTTCCATCTTCAGAGATTTTTAACTTCAAGTTTGCGGTTTGTTGTGTTCCTGATTGATTTATATAATTCACAGGAACCGTAACTAAACTTGATGCGTTAAACAAGGTTGTGCCTGTAATACTATTAGTGTTAAATTGATTAGCGTTTGTAATTCCTGTTAAGTTAGGGTCATTAATTTTACTAACATCTTGGAATGTTAATATTTGTCCAGGTGGTAATCCATTGAATGTTCCACTATCGACAAATAACATTAATACACTATCGGTAAATGGTTGTGACGCATCAACTGTTATTGTATTTGGAATTGTGTTTCTAACAGTGGTTTGAATGAGGTTTTCCCCATCAAAATATCTTTGTCTTAAATTTGCAAGATTTAAAGATTGTGACAATGTAATGTCATTTGCTAAAAATTTTATTCCACCTTGAGCAGGAATTTCAGCAATTGGTGTTTTTATTAGTTTATCATCATTATTTCCTAAATTTTGAAATTGGTAACCCGCCATTGCTTGTGCAACCCCATTGTTGTAAGCAGGAACATCATTAGAGTTTGCCGCTAATATCGAATTATAGGTGCTGAAACTAACTGTGGAATTTGTGTCTCCAAGTGAGCTATTATTTTGTGACGATATTGAAGCGTTTGCAGTCTGTGCAAACGGGGATTGTGTCGCGTCTTCTGTTAGTGGTTCATCGGTACAAGAGCAAGCTTCACAATCAGGATAAGACAACATCGGTAAGGATATTCTTTTAAAAGGGTTGGTTTTATCTAAAGGTTTTATCGGCTCTCTTTTACAACCACCTTTCGGTCTTGCTCCAAAAGTTATAAATCTTATCGCCAAACAAATACCATAAATGACACCATTAATCAACCGTATTATTAAATTTATAATAATTCGTATTATCGGATATAAAAAGGCCAATACATGTAAAATAATTATTAAAGTTATAAACGTTGGGGTCATTAAAATTGTTAATAAACTAAATAGGAAAAAAATAAAGTCAAAGTTTCTTACACCATCATTGACTGGAAATCTATTTGTTGTTGTTGTGCATCTTCTGTCTGTTATTTCTTTAATTCCCAAGTGTCTACTTCTATTAAATCCCCATTTCCACCTATCAATAAAATTAGAAATAGTATAAACCTTGTTGAAATGCAACTCGTAAAATTTATCTTGACAATTGACGGCCTCTTGAATCATTTGTTGACCTATTGTGGTATTAACATCTCCGTAGTCATCCCACTCTAAACTAAAGGCATATGATTTTAACTGCGCAGCGGGGTCTGTTGGTGTATCTACATTTGCATTTGTCCATCCCCATTCTTTTACGTTTGGGACGAGATAATCGGCTCTTAATACACTAGCCCTCATACCATCTTCATTTTGGAATTGAATTCTAAATCTATATTTACCTTTTGTTGGTATTCCGACATTCGGGTCTGTTGACAACACTTGTTCTCCGAATTCATTTGTTGTAACATAATCTAAATTCATGGGAACATTTACCAACCAAGTCCCGTTGTCGTCAATAACTTTTCCACCTTCAGGTAAAGAATACTGTTCCAAAGCGGGTCTACCGTTTACATCATAATTAATTGTTTGTCTAATGGCTAAAATCCTACCTTGCCCTGTTACTAAATCACATAAGTTTCCAGAGTCTTTTTTTGGTTTACAGTTTGATTTTAGAAAATCCTCTTCACTTGTAGAAAATATAGACCCCATAAAAACCGCCTGAGGTGTTATTTCGATTCCTAAATCTCTTAAATCAAAATCAACTCTTGTGATACCAACATTACAAATATTTTCTTCACCCCAAAAAGATGCAACATCAATGTCTTTTTTTTGTCCAACAATTTGTGGTAAAGAATCTAAGTCGGTTGATGATTTAAATTTGTCTCCATCAAATTGTTCTGAACTTCCTCGACCTAATCTTATTAGGTCTGAAGGTCTTAATGAAAAACAACCAATATTAGATAAATCTAAATCCAATACAGCAGTTTGAATACCTAAAGGCACTCCAACAATCATAAAATCACCACTTTCATTTGTTTTGACGGTGTATTTATAATATTTTTCGTAAATTTGTAGTACTTCTTTTCTTTTAAGAACGTCCTCCACATCTGGGAACGTGCCAGTAGGCATGTGACCGCCATACTCTTGAACGTATGGTAGTAGATTATATCTAAAACCATCTTCGTTTTTTTGTTCAGGTCTTTTGTAAGGGTATAATGTTGATATTATTGGGTCGTTTTCATCAAAAACATCCAAAGGGACAAAAATTGACACATTGGCGTTGGGGACACCATAACCACCGTTAACTACAACTCTTCCTGCTACTACACCATAATCGGCACAAAATCTAGTGTATACATCCTCTTGTCTCAATTTGAGAGAAAGTATTTCTAAAAAGTCAAAATCTTGGGTTACACTGATTCTTAAATTTTGGTCCTTTAGTGGTTGAGCCTTAAGTCTATATGTTTTTGTCATTAATTATTTTAAAATAAATAGATAATTTAGGTTTTTTATTAAAAACTAATCATCTAAGAAATAAAATAAATGATTTAGTAGAAGTCTACAGTTCTTAGTTGTTTGACTCTGACATTGATGTCTCTTGAGTCAAATCTAATTTGGTAAATTTGGTCAGGTTCTGCAAAAATAGTATCGTCAATCAAAAGAATTTGTTTTGTTTCAATGTCGGCGTATCTTTGTGATGTTTCTGATGAAGAATACTGCCCTCCAACCTTATTGTAAATTTTCAAATCCGTTAAGGTACTGACACCGGCAGTATTTTGTATTAAGTTTCTAACATCTGAAACATTTACATTTTGCCCTAAGTCCCTGTTTTGAGGGTTCATATATTTAGAAACTTGGTCTATTATTTGGGCAATTATCTGACTTTGGGCGGTATTGTTTTCTATCACAACTGAAATTTCAAATTCCAAGTCAATTACTTTAGCGACATCAATAGATATGTAGTCATTTATCATTCTATATTTAGAAAGGTAAATTGCAAGATTTGTTTTAAGTGCGTTTGGAACTGTTTGTGTTAAATTACCATCTCCGTCGTAAGATAAAATTTGAACGGTTACTTTGTTATTATTTTCTGTAATTGCAACTTTTGCCGGCGCTCCAAATTTACCAGGCATTGTGTCAATCAAGGATTTATAATCATTTACGGTTACGGCTCTTTTTTGTGCCGCAAAATTAAATGCAACCATATTTCTTGCTTCTTCGATTGTTGGTTGATTTGCTCCACCGACAGCACTTGTAACATTATTTACTTTAATTGACTGAATAACGCTTTGATTAATTTGGGGTGATGGCCCGTTAACCGCTAAGTCAATCAACCCTACTTGATTAATGGCTCCAACACCAACATTTGACGCCGTTCCACCACCAACTCGGTATTGAACAAATAAGGTGGTATTTGGTGTTACAGTTAAACCTAATCCTATGTTATTTTGGTAGTTTTGTATTTTCAAGGGTATTCCAATATTTGCAAACTGTTGTAATTGTTGATTTGGTGTTGTTGTTGCCGCACCAAATTGAATTTTCATATACCCTTCAGGTGTGTATTCAGAAATAAATCTATTATCTGTTTTAATATATCTTCCAACTTTTATACCCGCATTATCAATTGGTTTTGTAGTGTCTTCGATAAAGACGGTGTCTTCTGCTAAAGCATCCACTTCGTACCATTTATTTGGGCTTGTTATAAATTCCGCATTAGTTGGTGTTGATTGATATTGTGTTCCGTCTTTTTGAATTATAGTTGTCACAGACAACACATCTTTTTCAGGTAAAAAGAAATTATAAAATGGAATAACGTCTGAAGCATTAACAACCTGTTTATAAACTTTAGTCACGCCATTAACGACCACTTCTCTTTTAGTCATTATATAACTAATTATTTTATTGTTAGCGTCAAAAATAGGAACTTTAGTTCTGTTATTAAACCCTTCATTATTATATTGAGTTGAAAAATCAACATCATAAACCGTTTCGAAAGTTTGACCCCCTCCATTAAACTGAGCACCTGCTCTTAAGATACCAAGATAACGAGTATCTTCATTATCTCCAAATGCCGGAACTTGTATCGAAATGTCTGCAAGGGCAACTGATGGTCTAAAACCTGGAATTTTTAATCCATATGTTCTTGCAATATTAAAAATAGAGGACCTTTGCTGAGCATATTGTAAAACAGTTTCTTGTATACTTCTGTCAATATGAAAATGTAAATTATCACCTATAGCGGCATTTAAATCCATCAACACTGAAAAAATTGAAGCGTCGTTAAAATTTTGGATTATGTCGGGGTAGTATTGTTGTGTGTAATTAATCAGGTCTTTTCTTAGACTATCAAAATCTCTACTAGTATAGTTAATTTTTTGTGTTGCCATATTATATATTAAGTATTATAAATTCCCTTGAACCAAAAGCACTATTATCGTCAGTATAATCTATAGTAAGTTTAGCGGTATATTCTTGTGTTTCTTTACCAGGAATTTTATATATCTCACTAGTTCCTAATAAATCTTGATTCAATTCTCCTGGCGCCTCGTCAGACTGCAAATACGGCACAACACTTATATCATTAATGGTTAAGTTTGGTATGTATTTTTCAATTTGCTGTTGGACTTCTGATTTTATAGCATCAAAAGTTTCGCCATCAAGTGGGTCAAAAATATATTCATATATCCTAGTTCCAAAATCAGGATTATAATATCTACTTCCTTTTGCGGTTAATAGTAGATGTAGAAGATTAGCTCTAATTTCATCACCAGCGTTTTCACTCAAACCGAAGTAATAATTTAGAGGACTTTCTCTAAATGGAAAAATAACTCCATAAGTATTTCCTTGTGCCATATTTAATAAATATAATATTCAATATTTTTAGTTAAATAACATAAAACAAAAAATCCGAGAGTAATCTCGGATTAAATTTAAGAAGAACAACCAAAACACTCAAATTCAGAATCTGTTGGTCTTTTAGGTAAAATACCTTCATTAAATACCCTATCAGGTTTTGGTGAAGGTGGGGTTTGTTTTTTTGACATATCTAAGGCCAAATGTTTCGCTCCTGTTGATATTGCCTTTGTCCTAACATAATAACAAAGTGTTTTCAAACCACTTTCCCATGAGTGAAAATGTGATGATGTAATCTTTGATAATGTTGGGTTTGCCATATATATATTCATTGATTGTGATTGGTCAATAAATGGTGCTCGTTCTGATGCCATATCAATAAGTTGCTTTTGTGAAATCTCCCAAATTGTTTTGTATTTAGGAATTAAATGTTCAATTCTTTTAACTTTCTTATTGTAATTTTTGTCTTCAGTGTCTAAATAATTGTTAAAATTAATATTTTGAATTGAACCTTCATTTATAATAATTTCGTTTTTTAAGTCTTCTGACCAAATACCAATTTTTTCAAAGTCATTTATGAGGTATTTGTTTACAATCATTATTTCTCCACCAACAACTCTTCTGTTAAATAATGCTGAATGTGCTGGTTCAGTCATTTCAAATGAACCTGTAATTTTAGCCGATGACGCAACAGGCATCTGAGCGGTAAATAAAGAATTACAAATACCATAGTCAGAAACACTTTTCTTCAGTTTACTCCAATTCCACATTCCAGAAAGATTTGTTTCATCAATTCCCCACATATCAAATTGGAAAATACCTTTTGACATTGGTGACCCTTTGAAAAATTTGTAAGGTCTGTACTTACCTTTTATACAAAGTTGGTTACTTTCATAAATGGCCGCGTAATAAATTGTTTCAAAGATTTCTTTGTTCAGTTTTCTTGCCTCATCAGATGTGAAAATGTAGTCCATTAAATAAAATACATCGGCCAACCCTTGAGTTCCGATAGCAATTGCTCTTTGCTCAAGACCCCCTTTTAACCCTTTTTTCGTTGAGTAGTTATTGATGTCTACAACCTTATTCAAGGCTCTTACAACTTTTCTAACCTCATTAAAAAGTTTTTCGAAATCAAATTTATTTCCATTTACAAAGTTTTTTAAAACCATAGAAGATAGTGTACAAATTGCAGTAGTGTTTTCATCTGTATATTGGTAAATTTCATTACAAAGATTTGATTGTTTAATGACACCTATGTTTTGGTGATTGGTTTTTTTATTAGCGTTATCTTTTGAACACAAGTAAGGAACGCCAGTTTCAATTTGTGATTCTACAATTTTTGACCAAATTCTTTGTGCTGAAACTTTTTTACCCAATCCCATTTGAACCGCATTATTGTATACCTCCTCGTATTCATCACCATAACATTCTTGTAATGGTTTTAAATCCGCTTTTTTAATGTCGTTTGGACAAAACAAATACCAATCTCCGTTATTTTTAACAGCTCTCATAAAATTATCAGGAATCCAAAGTGCAGTAAATAAGTCACGAGCTCTTAATTCTTCGGCACCTGTATTCTTTTTAATGTCTAATAAATCAAAAATATCTTTGTGCCATGGTTCTAAATAAATGGCCGCTGAGCCAGGTCGTCTTCCTTGTTGGTTAAAAAATCTTAATGATTCATTTACAATTTTAAGGTATTTTAATAATCCACCCGCATAACCACCTGAGGTTGTAATTCTACTTTCTTTACTTCTAATGTTAGACATTGAAAGACCTATACCAGCAGCATCGGAAGAAAAAGTTGATATGTCATTTATTGTGCCTAATAAACCTTGTCTTGAGTCATAGTTATTGTAATGTAAAACACAAGATGCTAATTGTGGAACTTTGGTTCCTGAATTAATCATTATGGGAGTTGCTTTTGAAATTAACTGATTAGATAAAGACTTATAATAATCAACCGCATCTTCGAAAGTATCTGTAACCCAAAGAGCAACTCTCATATACATATGTTGTGGTCTTTCAATTACTTTACCATTTGGTTTTTTCAACAAATACATTTCTTGTAGTGACCTCCAAGCAAAGTAGTCAAAGTTATAATCGTTATCATGATTAATTACTGAGTCGATTAGACTAGAACCATATTCATCAATTTTTTTAATTAATTCTTCATGAATAATTCCGTCAGAATATAATTCTTTAATGGTTTCTGAAAAACTATCCGAAGTTTCTTTGTGATAAGAAGAAATTGCAACTGATGATGCCAATCTTGAATAATCGTGATGACTACCAGTATATGATGCCGCTATTTCATAAATTAACTTATCTAGCTCTTTTGTCGTTACTTCTCCTTCTGTAGGGACAGATGTTATTACTTTTATAAAAATTTCATCAGAATTTACATTCAGACCTTTTGCTGAGCGTTTAACTCTATTGTAAATTTTTTGTGGATTAAAAGCGACATTTTCTTCCGCTCTTTTAATAATTTTCAATGACATAGTTTATAATTTAGAAATCTTCTGTAAATGTTATTGTTTCGTTCAACTTTGCTTTTTGATATTCAACAGTTCTAGACTCGAAGAAATTTCCTTTTGTTTCAACTGCGATTTGTTCCATAAATTTAAATGGTTGTTCTACGTTATATTCTTTAGAACATCCAAGTTTAACAAGTAACCCATCAACTACAAACTCAAGATATTGTTTCATTAAATCTGAGTTCATCCCAATTAAAGAAATCGGTAATGATTCAATGATAAACTCTTTTTCAATTTCTAAAGCTGAAAGGACTATTTCTTTTATTCTTTTTTCAGATGGTTTATTTTCAACATGGTTATTCAATAGGTGAATGGCAAAATCACAATGTAAGTTTTCATCTTTAAAAATAAGTGAGTTTGCGTTACATAGACCTTGCATAATTCCTCTTGATTTCATCCAAAAGATAGAACAAAAAGAACCTGAAAAGAAAATACCTTCAACCGCCGCAAACGCAACCAATCTTTCGGCAAACGATGCGTTTTTAATCCAATTCAAAGCCCATTTTGCTTTTTTCTTAACTGCTGGTAGTCTGTCAATTGCGTTGAAACATTCATCTTTTTCTTTTGGGTTACTAATGTATGTATCAATCAATAATGAATACATTAAAGAGTGAATGTTTTCCATTGCTAACTGCATACCATAAAAGAACTTAGCTTCGGGGTATTGTACTTCACGATAAAAGTTTTCGGCTAAATTTTCATTTACAATACCATCTGAAGCGGCAAAAAATGACAAAACATTTTTAATAAAAAATTTTTCATTATCAGTTAGATTTTCCCAATCTCTGATGTCTTTTGTTAAATCAACTTCTTCTGCCGTCCAAAATGCCGCTTGATGTTGTTTATAGTATTCCCATATGTCGTTGTGTTCAATTGGGAAGATGACAAAACGTCCAGTGTTTTCTGTTAATATTTTTTCCATAGTTTAATTAAATTAAGATTGTTGTTCTTTTAATCTCTTTTTTTCTAAGAGTTCTTTGACACGATTTTTGTTTTTTTCTTCTTTTTGTTCTTCCAAACCTAAAAAAGTCATACTTTGTTCTGTGTCTATTTCTAATAATGCATTATCAAACTTACAGTTTTCAAATACAATTCCGTCTTTACCTATTCTTGACTTTGTAATTGCTATTGTTGCCAAGTTCATTTCTTTTTGTTGTAGGCTTTTAGCTACCGTTATAATTACGTGTCCAACTTGTGCTTTTTTGATTGACCCACCCATTTGGTCTGTTGTAACCACTTCAGATGAAATCGAATTACGATTACCTTGTGTTGCTGTCCAACCCGCTAAATCTAACTCATGACACATGGCCTCGAAAGCTCTCATAACCGACCCTTCACTTTTCCACTCGTCTTTCAACACTTTATCAGCAACCACACAATCAATATAATCTAAAATAATCATATCTACTTTATTGCCCTCAGCAATCATTTTTCTAATTTGATTCTTAATTTGATTCATTGTTACTGTATCTGACGGTAACTTTTTTAAAATCAATTTGTTTTTTCTTGATGATTGAATATGTTTTACTTTTTCAATAACACTTTTTCTGTTTTCTGACAAATCATCAGGATGTATACCGGTCCATAAAGTGATGTGCTTTCTTTGAATAATTTTCGAATTATCTTCGAAAAATATTTGTAATACATTGTAACCTAAATTAAATGCGTGATTTGCAATTTTAGTTGTAAATGTAGACTTACCGACACCTGTGGGCGCTAAAATAACACCAATTTCTCCTTTTGCCAAACCTCCCCTTAATAAATTATCAATACCAGAGATACCTATTGGAATTGGGTGCCTATAATCGTCATCTAACACCTCATCTAAGTTGAAAAATACATCTGTTGTTCCTTTATCAACTTCACCAACTTGTAGAGCCCCTCTTACCATTTCTTCAAGGTGGTCATAACTTTCAAAGTCACCTTTATCGATAATGAATTGAGCCTTTGTCATTACCTTTTGTAACTCTTGTTGTTTACAAAACTTTAATGATTTTTCTTGAACAAAAGAAGAGCCTTCATCTGATACGTTTTTGACCTGTTCAATAGTATCTAAAATACTTTTTTGAGCCATTGGTGATGATATTTCTGACTTGGTAAGTTGTTCCAATGTGTCAAAAGTTGGTGTGTGTTCATATTTTGAATAGAACTCTTTAACCATCTGACATATAATTCTGAAATACTGGTTATCAAAATAATGTGGGTCAATTACTTCTAAGATTGAGTTGGAAAAGTCCTTATAAAGGATAATATTATTAAGTAGTTGGATTTGAAAAGTATTACCTAAATAACCAAAGTTTTTTTTGTCTGACATATTATTTTTTTTTAATATTTGATAAATATTCTTAATCGAGTGAATAGTTTAAGTATTTGTAATATAAATTTTTAGATGAAAAAATGTCAGTTAGATCCTTTAGTATGGTTTTTATTGTTGGTCTTATATCCAGAGTATATCTAGCCTTTGGTGGGTATAGTTTAGCGTCTATAGTTCTATGACAAATTGTCTCATTTCCTATTTTTATAATAATATTAAAATATTCTGGACCATCTGTATTTGCGGTTTCTAATATGGAAGGGTCTTGTTCGATTTGATATCGATTTTCCAACATATAAAAAACCGACTTATTTCTTAGTTTTGTTTGTAAGTCATTTGATAAACTCGTAACGTAGTTTAATAACTCAAGACTATTTTTAGCCTTTGGGTTGAATCCTCTTACATTAAAAAATCTTTGGACTACAAAGTTATCGTTTAAGGTAATTAAAAATTCAATTTTTGTAATGTCTTGATTTTCTTTCATAATTTTAGTTTTTTCTTTTAAATTTTGTTTTTTCTTTTCTTGTTAGTTTTAAAAATGGCGTTAGAAAATATGTCCAATTATTATCAGTTTTAGGTAAAAACTTAAATAAACCATCTTCCATCATCATCCTTATAAGGTTTTTATAACCTCTTCCATCGGGGTCTAAACTTTCAAAATAGTAACGGTAGACCATCTTTTTACCGTCTTCGTCAATTAAAGGATTACTTAAGTCTACAAGTTTTTTGTTTATTTCAAAAAACTCTAATCCAAATATACCTTCTTTAGTTTTTCCAGTTAATAGATTTTGAAGTGCGACATTATCTTTATTTTCTTTGATTAATTCTTCACCTTTTGTTAAAATATCGTCGAACTCAATTTGTTTTTCAAGTAGTTCAGGAAAAAATTTCAGTAATGTTTTTTCACCAAGATAAAATATGCCATCAATATTATCTGAATCATCACCCGTTATTATTTTAACTGTTTTAACATTATAGTGGGGAATTAGATTTTCATAAAGTTTAATTTTATCCCCTAATTTGAAATAAGTTTTGCTGGATGGTGAATATATAGTAACTTTGTCTGAAATGAGCTGTGTTAGGTCCCTATCACTTGAGAATATTGTTTTATGTTCGTCTTCAGATATACTACAATAGTATGCTATTAAGTCATCCGCTTCTGAATGTTCGACCTCTAATTGTCTCACAAACATTTCTTCCAAGTATTGTTTTACTCTTTGTTTTTGAATGTTGAAAGATTCTTCTTTTAATTCGTTTTCTGAACTTTTTCTGTTCAACTTATACTTAGGGTAAATCAATCTTCTTCGTGACGTGCTCCTGTTACTGTCCCAAAACACAACAACTTTGTCAAAATTAGACTCTTCTAAAAATTTACGTAAAGTATTCAAAAAGTGCCAAATACCTCCGATGTGTTTTCCATCGTGATAAAATTCTCTAACACCATGAAAACCAATTTTCAATAAATTATTTCCGTCTACGAGTAATGTCTTTGACACTCACTAATTTTTAATTGTTACTACTCTACTCATTCTTTTTCTTCTTTCAAATCAAAATCGCCATCCACACCAATTATGTCTTTCCAATAATCTGCATAGTCTTTTTTGTATTTTTCTATATTTAGTTTTTCTTCAGTTGTGTCTTTACCAGCAATAAAACCATGCGGCGTTACAATTATTTTACCATCATCATATCCAAGACCATTTATGTGATTTTTCATCACAGACACTTTAGTTCTCGAGGCAAACTTAACGGTTCTTTTGTCTTTAGTTGCCGTAATCTTAGTTGTTCCCGCGCCTTTTTGATTTCCAAATAAAAATACTAAAGATGAATTCAACCAAATAGCCTCGCCGCCTTTTGCTTTTATTTTAGGTTGTCCAAATGGATTGTCAGGTAACTCTACCCAAGGTTGGTTTACAATTATCAAAGTATTTTCATATTTAGAGTCTGACTTACGAGAACCAGAAACTCTTTGGTTTATTCCCATACCAATTTTATCCGCCAAAGCCGCAGCGTTATGTTGTTTCCCGCCACGACCTTCATATGTCATTTTACATGGAACAGAACCTACAGAGTCCCACATTATACATAGTGAATATTCTAACTCTCCTTTTTCTTGAGCGTTTAATAAACTATTAATGTAATCTGTTATTTGTTCGATGTATTCGAAGTCGTTGTTGAAAATAAAAAATCCATCCCAATCAACTTCGCCTGTTTCTTCATCTACAACTTCTTCACAGTCAAAACCCATAAGTTTTGCATGTTCAAAAGACCATTTTTGTTCTGTAATTATAAAAACAGGAAGTATTCCTTTTTTTTGAGCATCAACCGCAGTTTTAACAAGAGCGGTAGTTTTACCCGTATCTGAGTGACCTAAAAACATATTAAGGTGTCCAATAGCTGGTCCTGGTAGACCAACAGCATCAAGAAAATCACCACCTAAATCGAAAAATCTTTGTGGTTTATACTTCGCTGAAGTTGAAAACTTTTTCTTCAGTGAACTAAAATCATTTTTTTTAATAGCCATGATTATATTTCGTAAATTTCTAAGTTGTTAATTGTGTCTAATTTATCTTTTGCATTTGCTAGCTGTTCAACCAAATTATCCATTTCTTCTGTGTGTTGTGGGTGTTCTCCAATCCCAACAGGATTTGTAAAATAAACATATAAACGAGCTTCAGCATCTGCAATGTCTGATTCATATTTTTTTACAAGAGCGTCTTTTAGTTTTTCTGCAATAAATCTGTTCATTTTTTTTGTTTTTTTTGAAAGTTAATAAAAACAGGCTCATTTACCGAGCCCGTATAGTTAGTTTGAATTAGAATGGTAAATCTTCTGCAGGTTCGTCGTTAGCCTGTAGGTCAATAACAGGTTGTTTTGTTTGTTTTCCACCTCCAAGTGAAATTTCAGCCTCTTCACCATAGATATATTTTTTAAGTTCAGAGTTCCAAATTGGAGTTTCTCCAACAGCGACAGCCTCTAAATACTCTACAGGTTTTTTTGAATATACGTCATTCCAAGTAAGTTCATCTTGTAACCAATCCTCCATGATAACTTTATCTGTATGTAATATTTGTGGGTCATCATACATAATAGTTTGAATTACGGTATACTCTTTTCCTTGTGGGGTTTTTGCCTTTATAAGTTCGATAATTAAATCACGTCCTTTTTCGGCGTCTGTTACATCACCTTTTGCTTTCCAAATGGGTAAGATTTTGTCCAATACGCCTTCTTGTTTGTAGTTGTGTTTAAATCTCCAAAATTTAACTCCATCTTGTTCGTTGTCTCGGTCGATTACTTTAACAATATAAAATAAACGTGAACGATACTGTGACGCCAAATCTTTGTCTTCTTTTTTTCCTGTGGAAATAAGTTCATTATAAACTTCAGTTAATGGTGAACGTTCATTGTCATTTTTATCAGGGTCATACAACTTAACCCATTGTCCGTTTACTTGAATTTCGTGATACCAAACTTCAACAAATGGTGATGAACCATCTTTGGTAGGTAGGATACGAATTCTTCGTGATGCCGACTTTTCATTCTTTTGAAGAATTGCTGAAAAATACTTCTTTAATCTGTCTTCTTGAGAAATGTTTGTTTTTTGTGAACTCGTAGTTGTTGAGTTCTTTTCGTACTGTGCTAGTACTGAATCTAATACTGAATTTGCCATAAATAAATTTTTAATTATTACTCTTTTATCTTTATAAGAATATAACTGAAAAATAGATTTTGTCAAATAAAAAAGGGAAGATAATTCTTCCCTCAATTTATAACATCAATTTAAAAATTAAAATGTATTTTCGTCTTCATCTTGGTCAAAAATTCCAAAAGTTTTTTTAACTTCGTTTGGTGAAAAGTTTTCAACCTCGTCGGAAGTTAAAATATATTCATCTTTACCTTGTTTTTCAAAATCTTCTTTTTTGTCTTCAAAATAATCTGTAAGTTTTTGATTATATGGGTATGAATCTAATGAACGTAACATAAGTTTTTCTTCAGGACTTTTTGTTCTATATTTTTCAACTTTACTTTCGATAGAATTTATTTTTGACATTATTTGGTCCATTTGGTTCAACTTGGTTTCCAAGTCATTAATTTTTTGGAACATTCCGTCCATAAATTCTTCTTGTTTTGTTTTAATTTCTTGTTGTGTTGTCACCAAATCAGTTATGTCCAATTCTTCAGTTTCTTCTTCTTCATCTTTTTTTTCTGTATCTACTTCTTCTACATCAGGGTCTGACTTGACATCAACAGGCTCTGGAATTGCTTCAGCTCCTCCTGCATCAGGTGCGGGTGCAGCTCCTGCATCAGGTGCGGGTGCAGCTCCTGCATCAGGTGCCGGTGGTGCCCCTCCTGCGTCAGGTGCTGTTGGTGCTCCTGTGTCAGGTGCCGGTGAAACTTCTTGTTCATTAATGTAACTTGTGATTTGATTAAATCTTCTTAACTCTTCAAGGATTTGTTTTTCTATATTCATTTTTTATCCATTTAACAATGTTTTAGTCCCTGTTGGGGTTTCGACTTTTAACGTTTTATTTGTTTTAATTGTGTTGTCTACGCGTTCAATAAGACCGTCTTTTATTCTTATTGTGTAACAATCACCTGTGTCCAAATCGCAAACTTCTTGGTATCCATTACCTTTGTCTTTTTGCGCGATTTTAGTATCTTTTCTAAGATAGTTGTCTAATAACATTTTAATTTCCATAGTTTTTTTATTATAAATATTAGGTTATGGGAAAAATAACACATATGCGTTCTCGAAAACCGTTTTATACCTATTATAAATATCTAGTATGTCCCGAAAACTTGAATTAACTTTTTGTGCTTTTCTAAGTGTAAAATCAGCGGCGCTTGTTGGTAAGTTAGTGTAAAGTCCTACACCACCAGCAGGACTCACAAATCGACCTTCAACTCTAAATAAAGTATAAAGTGAGTATGCTTCTGCGTATTTTTTAGCATCTGTTGTTTCTGTACTTGAATTTTTTAAACTTTCAATTATTGGTAAAAATGCTTGATTCAAGGAATTAAAAAATTCTAACCCTTTTTCAAAACTTTCGAATACTGCGTATGGTTTAGAAACACTAGTGTCTTCTAAGGCCGTTGTTAAACACACTTGTTGAGTAATTAAACTATTCATACTACCACCATAATTGTTTGATGTTGATATTTCAAACAAGTTATAATTTGGAGCGCTACAGGAAATTAAGTCAACTTTGTTATTAATTCTTGTAAAAGCAATTCCATAATATAATGGTTTAAGTTTTGCAAGGGCGGTCGTTATTTTACTATTTAATAATGTTTGTAAATCCGTGGAAGTTATTGGTGTAAGATTAATGTCTACAAAAGGAACCGTAGTGAAAGTTGTGGCGGTCAAACATATGTTTTCAGGAGCCTGTAATGAACCCGCTTCAACTGTCCCTTGTTTGGTATCTACATTTACCACAGCCTCTGATACTTTTGTTTCTTTCAATATCAATTCTTTATAGACATTTAAATAATTTTGATTTAATGTGTCAATCAAACTATTCGGTTGTGGTAGACTATATCTTGATACTCTAACACCTTCCAATGATGTTTCAAATTTACCAGGCGCTACGCTGTGTGATACGCTCAAAACCATGTAAGGACCATAGAAAAGAGGAACGTGTCTTAAATTAAAATACATGGTCGGTTGTATCATGGCATTTCCCATCATATCAACTTTTGCAACATAACTTCTACTTTTGTAAATACTATATAATGATACTGTTTGTTGAGCCACTTTATCACCAGCTACTGAAGCTCCAAGTTGTGCAAACAACTTATTAGATTCCGCCGTATTTTTTTTCTCAGACATATCTATCGATACACTTTTAAATATGCTTTGGTTTTGAGTTCCGTAATCAACACTAAAACCAACTACTCTATTTTTCTTTGAATAATCTTCGTTTGGACTTGATGGGCGCCTTAAAGGATTGTCTGAAGACTTACGTATGTCAAAACTGTCATCAGCAAACCTTGAGTATGCTGCGTTAGATGCTGTAAATTCGGAAGGTTTACCAACATACATCAACAGAAATTTGGGGGTTGCCTTTATATAGTCAACATCTAAAAAAGTTCCAAATAGTGTTTCTGTTGCATCAACAGGTATGCTTTGGTTTGTTGCAACCGCCTGTTGGATTCCATAAAAATTAACGTAAGCGGGAAGTGCGTAAAATATCATATTGTTGTTTGCACATATATTACTTACAACCGCCAACATGTTTTGATTGTCATTACTTTTAAGTAAATCTTTAATTTTTTCTAAATCAATTGTAATTTCGTTACCAACATCTCTTCCGGCCTTATCTTGAAATAAAAAATCTTCAAAAATTGTTTTATTCAAAAAGTCGGTTCCGCTAATCCACTTATCATTCATTGTTTTAAGTAACGAATAC